TTTGAACAAGTTAATGACAGACTTCCGTGAGTCATCCGTTCCCCACTGAGCCTTTGTGTTCCACTGAATTGCGTGCTTGAAGTTTACGGTATTGATTACGGCCTTGTCGTAAGTCTGGCCGTCGCCAATCCCTAAATCTCCACCATCGGGATTGTAATACCCGAAGTATCCGCCAGGACCAATAGCGAGAGGAATCCGCATATCTCTTTCCGAGATAACTTCGGTATCCTTCTTCTCTACGGTCGAAAAGAACTTGGCAGACTCCAACTCGTAGAGCATGGAAAGCTTCTTGCGAACCTTTTCCATTTCAACAGAGAGGAGCTGCGTTCCGCCTACAGCCATGTTAAACTCCTATTTGATGTATTTTGGACGCCCATTAAGGATGTCCATATCAGTTGTTCTGGAACGATCAACTCTGCTGAAATCGATCTTATCTTCACTTTTATTGCCACCCAGACCAGCAGGTACCATCCGGCGTGACTCAGGCTTTTGGTCTTTCACTTTAATTCCGGCTTCTCGCAACACTTTATTACGAACTCCTGGTAAGGCTTGTCTGGCTCTTTGTAAATAAGCCTTAACAATTCTAGACTTCCAATCAGGTGAGTATTTGGAACCTCTGGCCTGATCAAAAAGAGATTGGATTCCACCAAGGTATCTTTTGTCGCTTCCAAGAATCTCATCAACTCCGGTGAAGATGTCTCGGATAATGTTTCGCTTTTGGTAATCGTCAAGCTTAAGGCCATCGAGTTCTTTCGTGATGGACAATTTCATAGAATGATTGACTACTTCTGTGATTGCACCTTTGAACTCATAAGATTTATTAGTCTCGAATTCTTCTTTCTCTTTCTCCCAATCTTCCTGCTCTTTTGTCTTAGAGACTTTCTTTCTCTCTTCCAGTGGAGCTTTAATGTCTTGGGTGTCAAACCAATAGTTATGAGCGTGAATAGCAACTGCTGCGAGATTCTTATTTCCTGTTCGTAATGCGTCATGATACATAGACATTAAAGCCTTCTTCATCGGCTTCAACATCACTTCCCCATAAAGTTGAGGATTTAATTTACCAATAGAATCTAGAATAGTATGAGAGAAATCTTCAAAGGATTCTTTGTTAGTGTTCTCAAGCGCCTTAAGAAAGTTCCCGGTTCTTTCTACATCACCAGAAGAGATGTCATTATACATTGCAGCTAAGAAGCCAGAATTCCTAGCAGCAACTTTAGCTTCCTCTGGATTAGCAAAAACGGCACCGAATTGCTTATGCTCTTCTAATGCCTCTCGTAAGCCGGGAACTTTCTTAAAGAGATCAGGAGCAGCTTTCTTTACTGCTTTAGATAAATCTGAAAGAGCAAGTTCTTCTACTTCCTCTTCTTCTTCATCTAATACTTCATCTTCATCCCCAGTCCCTTCAGATTCATCATCGGCATCTTCTTCGTCTTCTTCATCCGTTTCCTCATCGGTTTCTTCTTCCGGTTCTTCATCCTCTTCTGAAACGGATTCGTCTTCGTCTCCGTCTCCTCCGTCGGGAACTTCTTCATCATCGGAAACGGCATCATCAGTCTCCTGATTCAAAATCTCTTTATCAGTTCTGTCTGCTGTCTGACCAACTGGACCAGTTCCAGTAACACTGTCAGGAGAATAGAATACTTTAGGAATAAACATTTGTCACCTATGGAATCTTTGTTGAAGCGGTATCGGGTTCTTCACCTGGAGGTGTTTCATTTGGAATATCTGTCCTCATCATCTTCATCATTTGATGAGCTTTCCAATGAAGCACAACGTTTTGGTAGCCGGCCGGATTCTCTGCTTTCGCTTTCTGACCTTTAGGACCAGTTAACCAAACAACACAAACTTCCATCTCAACCGGATGGTCTTCATGTTCTTCAGGAACAATTGAAGGCTCAACACCTAATGGAGAGTTGGGAGAAGGAACCGGCTGTTGCTGTTGAAGTAAACCAATTTCCCGATACTGTTTAGTTCTGGCATTAATTCCAGGAATGTAGAGTTCGGGAATGGAGAGTGCTTTCTTTACCAGTTCATTATTCTGAGGATGGGTGAGCATTGCCATTACCATCGGGTCTTTCGACTCCATTAAGAGCATGATGGTATCTTTGATCTGCATGGGAGAGATTGGCAACAACTCAGAGAATTCTGGTTCACAATTACCGACTTCACCACGACTAAGAGCCATGTGATCTACTTTAGTCGTCTCAAATCCAGTGGCAGTCTTATCAACTAGCTTCTCATCATAGTCTAGAACGCTGGCATACTCTAATACTGCCTTATGAATCACGTCTGCCCATAGGAAAGAGGCTATTGCTGAGACTGAACCCAATCTTTGTAACGCTTGATTCTGGCTTTTCGTATACTCCGTCGCTGTGCTAGTTCCAGGAACGGAGCCGCCGTAAACAGTAGGAAAGTCGCCAGTAACAAACTCAGCAAGATTACGATATTTAGCAGTAAGCCCAACAATTTCAGGGGAAAGCTGAGCAGTACGAGTTTCAAAGAAGTTTTCTGCAATGTTTCGTCCCGGTTCTTTGAAAGCTTGGGTAATGTTACCTGGTTTAGCTTGCTGATTACCGTACTTCTGGAAATCAATAGCGTCCGACGCAATGAATAGCTCAGCGATTCCATGTTCCATCGTCTGAAGCTCAAGTTCGTCGATTTCTGCATTAATATCCTGAATCATTGCAAGGTTTGTTCCTAAAGGTTCAGCATGAAGCGAAGAACTTCTAGGATCAAGACCAATAGTCCAATGCGCGTCCATGTCTTCGCCATTGATTTCTACCGGATCGCCATTAATATAGATTACGTAAGTACCTTCTGGATACTTTTTGTTGATTTGGTCAACAATATCCCTATTAGTAGAGTCACCCTTACCAGTTACTAGCTCTAATTGCCAGGGTCTATACCAAACACACTGAACTATTGCGGTATTTTGCGGCTGGTTATTCAAGAAAACAGAAGGATACCTAATAGTACTATCCACAGAAATGTCAGCAGTAGAAGGCTCGATATTATCAATGAGCGGTTCTTCACCATTTGGACCTTCTACACAAAAAATAGACCGAAGAGAAGCAATTGACTGATCAAATTTAAGTACAAGATAGCCACAATGCTCTTGCGTCCTAGCATGATAAGGAACTTTGACATTAAGAACTCCAAATGGGTCAATTATAACCCTGGATTTCTCTTTGTTTACTTGAATAGGAACAGGAATCTGGACAGTCTGTGGAGTTACTTCGGTAGTAATCTGTTGCTGGCAGCCTGGACAGAGAATGTTTACAGGTTCCTGACCACCTTCACCAAAAGGATTACCACAAACTGGACAGTCATGGGTATGGCTGGTTTGGTCTTGAAGGCTAACTTCTTCTACCTGGTAGAAACCAAATTTTCTGTCTTTCTTACTGTAAGAGTAGACAAACGGAGTTCCCTGATTGAAAAGAATCGAAAGGATTTTAATGTATAGTAATTTTGCTTTATTGTGTTTTTGGATAATTTTAGCAAGTGAGCTATAAGCTTCTGCTTTCTCAATATCATCAGGATTATCAGCATCGTCAGGAAAGAACAGAACAGCAGGTACGCCAACAGAAAGGGCAGCAATAATAGACTCACCGTGTGGTCTGTATATATTAATGATACGGGGCGGGATACCCTCTGATTCTTTTTCATCCCAGTTGGGAATGGACCAATCATTCTGGAGGTTGTCCCAAAAGAGAGTAACAATGTTGTTGAAGTATAATTCCAGACGCTTTGCTTTTCTAACCCATGCATAGTGGACGGCTTCATCTTCAAGGACACACCTGCTCAATAGAGTGGTTAGTAATCCTTTCCACTCCTCAGGTACTGCTGTTGCTTGCTTCGGCTTTTCTAAATCTTCAGCCGGAGGCGGTGTTTCAGTGCCGTCAGGTATCATTCTACGTCAATCTCTAATGCTTCGTGTTTGACCTTGTTAGCTAATGCTTGTTCTCTTACTCTTGCATGAATTGACTTATAGCCTCTTGCACTTTTAAACTCTACTTCTTTTCTGATACGTTCCGGCTTCTCGTCACGTAGAATAGCTTTAAGTTCAGCTACCTCATCTTGCAAGTAAACAATGAACTCGTCTTTCGATTTAATGGTACCTTCTAAAGCCACGACGACGGAAAGTTGTTCCGCTTCTTGCTTCTTTCTTTGATTCGAGGAACTCCATCTTACGGTAAAAAGCTGTTTGATCGCCTTGAGAAAGTTGATTAATAGCTTCTTGAGTCTTTGCATCATGCTCAAATTGCTTGGCATTTTGAACTTGGTATTCCCTGATTCCGGTGAGGAGGATTCGTATACAGTCGTAAGGGTCGTCACCGTCAAACTCCTTTACGTCCTCCGCTTTCTTTCCTTCTTCTGGAGAGTCAGCGTATACGCAAGCCGGAATCGTTTCTACTAACATGGGACAAGTATCAAATATTTGAAGCTTAGGTAAATTCTTTTCATCCTTCTCTTGCTCAAATAGCTTTACATATTCTACATAAGCTGTTTGACCGTAGAGTCTATATACTTTGTCTGCATATTCTTTGTCGAAATCTCCTCCATATATTTTAGCCACTGAGTCCTTAGGCGTCCACCGGAGGTATTCATGTAAAGCCAGCTTACCATTAATTCTATTTCTTTCTCCAAGTTCAATGCCACATTTGAATTCCGCTTTGCGTAAAGACTTCTGGAGTTGATCATATATTGTTGATGGTTCACCTTTGTTCTGGTCGGCTGAATGACAAATCTTAACCTTAGCAAGTATCTCTCGTTCCTCCGGCTGGGTTAAGTTTATGAGATCTGTGAGATAGTCAACGACTTTTTTACCTTTGAAAGCATACTCTCGGTAAACAAAGACTCGTCCATTGGGAGACAGAGCAGCCCAGTAGATGACTGTATAAGCAGCGTATCCCCAATCAATCGCAATGAAACGGGGCCACCAGCTTGGAATATTAAATGGTTCAATGACGTGCCTGGCATTATCCGGCTCATCAGATAATGGTTCAAGTCTAAATTCATTAAAGACTTGTCCTTCATATGTATCCCAATCACCGTAGAGTTTAGCTTTCTTTTCTGCTTCACTCAGAGACATCAACTGTTGGATGTACTCTGGATTGTTTGCTAATAGTGTAGGATTGTCTTGAATCCTTGCCGGAATGAATATCCTTTTCAGTCCGGTAATAGAATCTATTAAGAGTCTGTAGCCTTCTTTCCAAGGCTTAACGAATCTCTTCTTAAAGTATGCATGACCAACATTTCCAGGATTGGTTCCGCTCCTTGCAATGGCAGGAAGATCCGCACATCTAGAACGGAGCCGGGACATAACGAGATATGAATACTGGAATTCTGTAAAATGTGTTGCTTCATCATATGAAATGAGGTTATACTGGTCGGAGTCGAACTTTCTAATATCATCTTCTTTATCCGCTCCGCCAAAATATTGAACCGCTCCTGAGGGGAAAGTCCACTTCTTTTTGGTATCATTAAAAACTCCGCCTAATGATGGATATATTTCTTTAGAACGAGATATTAATTCTGTTTCTAATTGTTTGAGATTACGACGTAATATGATTCCCTTGTACAAAGGATGTTCATGGAACTGATAGATAAGAGGCAGCCATATAATGAGTTCTGTCTTTCCGGCTCCAGCAGCACCACCGTACAATGCTTCCTTAACAGACCAAGGAATTGCGATAAAGTCATTTTGCTTCTTTGTGGGAGTAAACTCCCGTTCAACTACCGATTGAACTTCAATCTTCTGAGTAAGCATTACTTACCAGTCTTCCATTTACGTTGGTCAGTACCTTTAGGAACTCTCTCATAAACTGTATATGGTTTACCGGCTCGCTTCATAGCTTCTTTAGCAATCCAGCTTTCAATATTAGCAAGGCTAGGAAGTATCTCTGGTTTCCTCTGATCAGTCAATTCACTCTTAGTATCAAAATCCCAAATGTCATAAACGCTATCATACTTAGGATTAGTCTTATCATATTTAAAATGCCCTAATCCTTCTACATTATATAATTCATCATCATATCTTGAGGCTGGAAGAACATGCAGTTTTCTATGGGGTAAATCATCCGGCTTACCAATAGTAGGTCTGTCTGGTTGTACTTGTAATATATCTTTATCTGGATGAAGATATTGTTCTAAGTATGGCTCATCTTCATCTAGATATGCTCCTCGTGCCCTAGCAGACTTCTTAATAACCTTTTCTATCATTCCTTCTTCTACGTCAGAAGGATGGGTTTTAGGAACAATTGTTTCAATAGGTAAGTTAATATCCTTTCCTAAACCTTTTAATGGTTCAGCTTTCTTCTCCCTTGCATAAGTTGGACCTTGTTTTCTTTTAGCCATAACAAGATCAAGAGCGTGCTGGTGAACGTGAAGCTCCACCCGCTACTTGCTGCGCCCGTTTGCCCGGCTGCGCCGTGCCGCCAGTGCGACTAATCACTGAGCAGGCTCCAAATGCCATTGGACATTTAACTTACCAACGTAATTCGGACCGGCTGCCTGTAAAGTAACACTAATAGTCTTATCTGTTTGACTAGGAATATAGAGATTCAGAACTCCAGTAAAGTCTGGAATGTCTGCATCCCATTTAATCTTGTCATCCAGTCTAACTGTTAGTCTACTTCTAACCGGCGCGGCTGTTGCTACTGCACCTTCCTCCATAGCAAATGAGTATTGAATTGCATCCAATACCCAAATCCTATCTCCCGATTCTTCTGGAGGTTGAGCAATAGTTACATCTCTACCAACGACACTAACTGCGTGGTCAGTATTGATACCTCTGTAGGTACCCGGCTGACCTATTAGCTTTGCTATCATTAGAGTGCTCTGAATTTGGCAACCAAAGCCCAGTATTCGTGATTAGCAGGAATGTTTGACTCTCGATGGTCAAACTTACCAAGGATTTCACTAATCTGTTTGACTAGTTCATCCTTCTGTTTCTTTGTTTCTTGTTCAGCCGGAGTTAATTCTCTCGGCTCTGCAACCTTGAAAGGTTCATCAAAGTCAGTTGGAAGATGAGCAGCTACAGCAACAACTGGATGGAGAAGTCGTTCACGTTCTAATGCTTCTCGTGGAGTCTTTGGTAATCCAGTAGGAGTAGGAACAGGATCTTTCTGCCTTGCTAACTGTTCTGCTCTTTCTTTATCTGTTGGAGGAACAACAGGTAACGTAGCTGGTTTCTCTGGTCCGTAGGTCTTTTCAGTCGCCATTGTTCAATCTCCTTAAAGACAGGTTGGCTCTTTTTCTAACTCTAAGACACGATCAAGTGATTTAGTTTCACTTGTTAAAATCTCAATGAGAAATCCGTGTTCGTACGGCTCTAAAAAAGAAATAATACGAGGAAACTTTCTATTAGTCTTCACACTATAAAAACAAAATGTAAACTGCTGGCCTCTACCAGTATTAACATCTCCCTCTACTTTAAGGGTAGATATTTCCCAATCTCCTATCTTCTCCATGTGCCAGTCACCGATAAGGTAGTTGAGAAGAAATCACTACTAGTTGCTTCTCGGAACAGATTACCGTTAACAAACACTTGCGCTGATAGGAAAGGTAACGTCACTGACAATGGATATGCTAATGGTGTTACGTCTAATGATAAGAACAGTAAGCTCTCAGTCGTGTTAAATGCTGCAAAGAATGGTAAAGAGGTTACTGTCTGTATCAATCCATCAGCCGGAGTACTATACCTAATCCTAACAGAAGAAGCATTACCAACAACCCTAAACTCTATCTTGCTAGTAATTACTTTCGGTTCTTCTTTTTGAGTAGGTTCTGTTGGTAGATTGATAGTTATTTCTCTATCACATGCTGTTATTAGGAGTAGGCATAGTGCTAGACATACTCTCATTGGCCACCTTTAAGACTCTAGTCATCGATGCTCTCGTCATGAACTGAAACAAACGCTAAAGCTACGTGCTGTGAAGCTGTTGTTACAGTACGGTAGAGCCAGCCACCTTTAATACGTAGACGTTGAGTTTTGGAATCCGTATCCTGTTGGAGCGTTTCCCAATCTCTAGACGTTTCTTCTGGATTGTATCCACTTGGCATTTTGCCCTACTTTGGTTGTGCGTGCTCTGGAAGTTCTTGATCGGGAACAGCAACGAATCCTAAACAAGCCACCCACTTCACTACTAACTTAAGACCGGGATGTAGTTGAATGGGAGGAGTTACTGTTGCTGGAGGAGTTGGAAGAGAATTGTCAATCGTTGGATCGAATGGAAAAACGGGAAGTGTTCCAATCGAACCGGGCGGTAATGGTCTAGGTAATGAATTGTCTGGCCTTCCATAACCCGGTAAAGAGTTATCTGGCCTTCCGCCCCATCCACCTACAGGTACTTCTTGACCATAACCTGGATCAACTGGATTACCACGACCATCCAAAAACGTAATCATTGCTAAAGGCATTTGTTTCTCCTCACACGTCGATTGTTTGATAGTGCTTCTCTTCCTTCATTGCAGGAACATTAATGATAATTGCCGTTCGATTGCCTTTTGATTCTTTTCCAGGGGAGGAAACTCGATCAAGAATCTTAGACATATCGACGGCAATCTTAGAGGCTTCGCTCGCATCGGTATTACTCATGTTATTAGCAACATGACCAAGAGCGGCAGCTAAGTTAGTGATTAATTGTTCCTGAATCTTCTTTTCGTGTTCTAATCTTTCTTCAGCTATTTCTTCTTTTCCAGCTTTAACTCTTTCCTTTAGTTCTTGATTAACTCCGGTTGCAACACCAATTAGACCTCGACTATTATTAGAGACTGTCGTCTGTGACACTCCCATTAAATCAGCTATATTCTTTTGGGTATCTACTGAATCGAGGATTCCAATGAGGGTACGTTCGTCTTGTGTTAATCGTTCTTCTTTTAATCTTGGCTTTCTAGTACGTTGTTCAATGTGTAATTCGGTTTTCTTTAACCGAGCTTCTAATTCTTCTCTTGTAATATACATTGACATACTTCCGTGCCGAGGACTACCTTACCACATTATGTACAGGAGTACAAGCCGTTTTTCCTAGGGATTTTGCAGGAAATTGCTGTCCTAGGTTTGTCCCCAAACTGGGACGTCCTAAACTTTTTGATTTTTTTATTTTTAGTGATTCAACTAACAATCCTTATTTTTGTTTAGGTACTTATTTTTGTGACAAAGACACTCAGTAGCTACCTTTCCGATTTGCGGAGCAAATGGAACCAAAAGTAAATCGGGGTGTGGGGGGTGGGTATTGTTGGGGTTGGATTCTCACACGCGCAGGCCGGGAACCTTTCCTTCTCTTTAGCGTCTAATCAATTGTAAGACTCGTTCGTTAAGACAGTGGGCACTACTGATTAGTGCTGGTTAGAGTGACAGGCACCCGTTACATGGTTGGTGCTGAACCTCGAAGCCTTAGTTCTTTGACAACTGAATACGGCTCACGTGACGGCTCGACAGCCTAGCGTCCCTGCTATCACTTGGTGGTTGGTGTTCCCAACACCTATTGAATGGCTACGGTTGCCGGTAGAACGAACGCTTCCCAAGCGTATCGTGTCCGGTAACTCTGCCAGCCTAAGAATAGCAAACGGCTAGACATCGAGAATCGCGTGAGTTAAAGGATTGTGGATTCTTTCGAGTCTACTGGGCTAACTCTCTGAGGTAGTTCAATGGCTCTTACCATTCACACAGTGCAGGTTCCCCGCAAAGGCAAGGCGGCAAAGGGAACAGTAACAATCAAGACGATTGCCGTTCCGGTTCTCGTCAACGGTGTTGCTGTTCGTTTCACCTTTGACCATCTGGCTTCCGTTTCCTTCAAGGAAGTGGTTGACAGTATGGAACAGGTCTTCAATTTCAACCAGTCAATGATGAAAGAGTCTTTCGTCAGAGGCGGGCTGGAAGTCGAGCGTTCTGCCGTAATCAAGGAGAACATCGAAGTCAAGGAAGTGGCTTCGTTCCTGTTCGATAACGATTACGCGGAAACGGAAGACCGTGCAATCACTCTTGCCACGGCGTTCCACACGAGCAACGAAGGACAGAAGGCAATCGGTTTCCCTGCCGAAACGCTGGACTCCTTCTGCAATCGCTTGTCCGTTCACATCAACAAGCTGAAGGCCGACGGTCTTTGGAAGGCTTCGCTGAAGTCTGCCGGAGAAGTCATTCAGCCTGTCGTAGTCAACACTCCTGCCGAAGTCATCCCGGCAGTTGTTTCGCTTCCCGACACTGGGGTTGTCAACCAGACAATCGCAGACGCAATCGGCAACCGCTAGTTAACCCTGCTCAGTAGACTCAAACGAGTCCACAATCCTTGGAGATTAGGTGTTCAGTAGGTGGGCCAGATTGGAATTAATCATGGCAAACACTACTCAGACTACTCAGAAACTCTCTGGTGGAACACTTTCCCCCGCTTACGGTCGAGACTACAAGAATCGCTTGTCTGTAGTCACTGACCTGAACGCTGGCAAAGACTTCATGATGAATACCTACAATGGTTCTGGTTACTGCTCGGTTCGTGACCTTGCAGACGGCACCGTTCAGGTTCGCAACCAGTCTTTGCGTAACGTTTGGGTAATCAACATTAAGAACGGCATCGCTTCGTAACCCTTTCACTCGGCCCACCTATTGAGCATCTAATCTCCGCAGTCTAGGTAAGACAAAACCTTGTGAGGTTCTTTGGTAGTTCTGAATGGCTAAACACCAAACAGGAGTTACTATGGACATCAAGATGGTTAAGCTCTGTGACTTTCAGGATGCAATCCGCACAGACAATTGGGCTGCTTTGATGAGCATCAAACTGGATGGTTTCACATTCAGTGAGGCGCTTCAAATGGCAGCTATCCACACGAAGGCCATTCGCTTTCACAATGCCTTGAACCGTGACATGGCTCGTCTGCAAGAGCGTGTCGCAAACAATGGCAAAGGCTACGAAAACGAAGTTTACGAACCGCTTCCGGTTCTCTAACTAATCAATCAGCCTTCAGAACTACTTAAGAACTTCACAAGGCAATGTCTTACTGGTAAAGGTGCCGTTCCTTAAACAAGAACAAATACTCTGCTCATGAGGCGATTTACAGAGTGAGGGTTAAACGAACTGTAAACCGGCCTTTACCAATAGATTGTTATGTTTGTGGATTTGGTTGGTGGGCCAGAAAGGTCTGTTCTGTATGGTTCTCCATCTTAACTTCAAGAATGGCTCTCAAAGCCAAATCGCTAAGGTTCGTGGAATAAGCACTTATCCACACCCTTCCGACAACATCTATCATCCCGAATTGATTATCTATTTCGAGGGTGACAAGAAACTTCCTGAGTATGTCAAAGTCAATGACATCGAGTCATTCTCTGTGTTTCAGGAAGGACAATCCTAATGCCTGACTACGATGTTATCGTTGGTTGGGTAGATTGGGATGGGAATTACTACTGCGTTAAGCATGTAGACAATCCCAATGGAATGTATGTGGTCTGCAATCCCAAAACAGACCGCATTTGCAAAGCCTGCGAACTTCAGAAGTCACTGGACAACCAGAAAGACTTCTGGAAAGACAAGAAGTAATTCAACTTTGGCCCACTTATCAAATCCACAAACAGTTTGTGTGCTTCATTGGTAGCCTAGAAAGGTTAGTGCTACTATGAAGATGCCTACTCACAAAATCGATGCAATCAAGGTTATTCGTGACCTTCCTGTGGTTGTCACAACACAGACAGTTGAAACCGTTCACTATGGCACAAAGACTTACACTGTTGCCAAGGTTGACATTGGTTTGAAGGAAGCGAAAGACTTGGTGGAAGCAATCATGGTTATTCAGCCTCCGAACTATGAATCGGAGAGTCAGAAAGCCAAGATTGAATCGTTGCAGAAGGAGAACAACAAGCTCAGAGAGCAATTGTCTGACGCTGAGAATCGTCTCATTCACCTTCGTAATGACATCTCAACTGCGATGGACAAAAGCTATCCTTCGATGTCCATTTCGGAACACTTCGATTACGACAACGAACCCAAGTTCTAATTAGGGTTCTTTTCAGGCTACCAGTAAAGCACACAAACAATTAGACTTGTAGGTTTCATTCAGTGCTGGACAGATTAGTAAAGAAAGGGTCTGTATGGCACTAACTTGGGACATTACGGAGTGTAAGCTAGACAAAGAATGGCAGAAAGAGAATTGGACTGCCATTGAAGCAATGATTTGGACAACTATGGTCATTGACATCGGTGAGATTACTACCGAGAACATTGACAAGGTTGTCTTTCGTATTCGTTGCTATCAGAAGGTCTCTGGAATCAATTACAATGACGTTCTGGCAATCGTTCCCAAACTCATTGGATTGAGAACCAACGTCTTCAACACAAAGGATACAGATTTCAGGAAGAAATTGCTTGAAGTCTTGTTTCGAGAAGTCAATCTGGAAATGAACGATAGACACTAGGATTTAGCTTCTCATTCTCCAGCATTGAATCAAATCTACAAGTTTAGTGTGTTTCGCCCAAAAGCGAAAGAGTATTTCTGGTCATTCTTTGACTATGTTATGCTCTCCTTCGGGCTAGTTTAGGGCTATCAAAACAGGCATTTTCTGCGTTTTCCCTAGGGAATCTGCAAAAAATGCCTGACCATATCCCTATGCCAGATTCTTACCCAATGGGTAGGGTGTAAGTTTTACATGGTGGTGGGTGTGGGGTTCTCTTCTTTATATATATAAAAAATATATATAGAAAAGAACACAAACAACTACAACATTACAAACACCCCAAAACCCTGTCACCAAAAGGGGACAGTAGACTCTACCCTAAGAGTATGCTATACTCCTGTGGGTAGGGTTAACTGTAGTCTACACATAGGGTTGCCGGCAGACCATAGGCCGAGGGTAGGCCCGAGGTAGGCCCGAGGTAGGCCCGACTGGCGCCAGAGATACTCGAAAGAGTATGGCGAAAATCAGGAGAAACACACTAACTTATGGAAAAGCAAACACTTAAAGCTAAACCAAAACTCTTAAAGAGAAGAAATTCTTGGAAAGAGTATAAGGTTAGGCTTGACAGAGAAGCTCTTGAAAGAGAAGAGATAGCGAAACAGAAAGCCTTCTCTGATAAGCAAAGGCTCGAAAGAGAAAGAGATTGGGACTTCCTGCAAAGACTTAAGCAGGTCAATCTCAGAAAGGAGTAGAGTGGAGACTTACGACACCTACTTAGATAGAGTTTATCATTACATGGAATACCTTGGTGTTCCTGAAATGGTAATCTACTATGACCCGGAGTCAGTTGCACAATCGTTTGGGCCAGTGATTAATTACTGGTTCCATCACTCCCTCTCACACAGAATGTGTGCAATCATTCTGTTTTCCATGACCGTTCACAAGGTGCAAGAGCAGAGTCAAACAGAAAGGAAACACTGATGATTTGCAATCAGGCATATGCTTCTCCATTAGAGAAGCTTCTCGCAGACTCTACCTTTGAGTTCTTTATCACAGGTAGCAGGTTCTTTGGTGGAGTAACAGAGAAATCCGATTCCGATTTCTTTGTGCAAGACTCTCCACTAGTGAGAACGTTTCTGGAAGGACATGGCTTTCAGGAAACGTTTGACCATTCCTACGTAGACAAGGGTAACTGTTCTGTCTACGAAGGTCACGGTGGTTACGCTTTCCCGAAGCTTCATGTTCAGCTTGTAAAGAATGTGAGAGTGAAACAGCAAGCACAATTGCTGATTCAACACTCCTATCTTTACATGCCTGCCGTTCCCAAAGAGGCACGCCGTCACGTTTGGGATTTGGCAATGTCAATCGCGGCCATGTCTCTTGAGTCAGAGTGGCCGAGAAAGAATCCAGCAATGACTGGATAGGAATAAAGGAGAAGGATTCAATCCTCTCCTTAAGCTTTCTTAAGAGAAGGTTTAAGGAGTGGATTGCTAGGTCGGAAGGCTAATGCAAGATACCTTAATCTGATGGATTCCAAACCCATTAAGAAGCGGGATTAGCTTTCCACTCACTTAGGAGAGAATATGAGGCAAATCTACATGATTCGTGGATTGCCCGGTTCAGGTAAGACAACCTTTGCCAATAAGATTGCTCACATTGTTTGTGAGGCTGATGAGTTCTTTAAGAAAGACGGAGCCTATCAGTATGACAGAGAGAAACTGGCAGAGGCTCACGCTTGGTGTAAGGATAAGGTTAAGTATGCAATGATTGCCGGAGTTCAAACCATTGCAGTAGCAAACACCTTCGTTAAGCGTTGGGAAATGAAAGACTACTTGGACTTGGCAGAGGCTAACTACTACACAGTAACGGAAGTTACTATGACTGGCCCGCTTAGGAAAAGCGAACACAATGTGCCAGACGAACAGATTGCCAGAATGAAAGGCAATTGGGAGCGCTGACGCGGAATAGAAAAGAAAGGAGTTACTATGGAGTTCCATGAAACTTTAGTAAGGTTCTACTGTAAATGGTTCAGAGATTCTCATGATTCTGCCGTTTACTGTAGGGACAGAGGAAACGAAACAAAAGCAAAGAAATACTTAAAGGATGCCGATAAGTATTTCCAAATCATCAATGAAAACTGGGAAATCATAGAGAAAGTAAAAAGCTATGAGTAAAGAAGAAACAGGATGGGGAGAAATGATTCTTACATTTCTTTTCCTTATGTTAATCTTATTCATTTCCCTAACACCTTAGGAGGAGTAAGTGGACAGACGAGAAACGAATAGGAAATGGTATTCCCGTTTCGATGAGAAGAAAATGCTTCTAATCATTGAAACAGAAACAGAAGACATGGAGATACCTGCTAAGTATGAGGTATGTGGAACGTGCGATGGTAAGGGTAAGCATGTTAATCCTGCCATCGATTCCAATGGTCTTACTCAAGAGGATTTCGATGAGCAAGGACCAGACTTCATGGAAGACTACTTTAGTGGAGTCTATGACGTTCCTTGTAATGAATGTCATGGTGAACGGGTAGCACCTGAAGTGGATTGGGATAGACTTGACGAGAAGTCAACCAAATACGTTCAGGATTGGATTGACGACCACTATACTTATCAGGCAGAGTGCGATAGAGAGAGGAGAATGGGCTGCTAATGGACAAAGACAAAGTAACAAAGAAGTGTGACTCTTGCGGCAAGGATATGGTAATGGAATGTCCTTGTGATGAGTGTATGAATGAGCTTACATTCTGCACTAAACAGTGTGCTCTTAACTTCGTGCAATCAGCATTGGCTGGTTACATGGATGAGAAAGGGAAGGTGAAGGTTCAGTGATTCTATATCAACTGAAAGTGAACATCAAAACCACTAGCTATTGGACAGACGAAGAGCTAGACGCAGCAGTAGAAGAGATTGAGTCTGAACTAGAGAATCTCAAAGACTTAATCGTTCAGAAGCTCAGTAGTGTTCCACGTTACGATGAGTTAACAGTAGAGGTTACTACCTAATATGATAGAGACACCAGAAGTAACCAGAAGTAGAGCATTACAAATAGCTAAAGCCTTTAGATTAGTAGCAGTAGCTAATCACTATATGGTTACATTCAATGCCAATGTAACTGACGAAGAACTACAGATTGCCAAGCAACTTCTAATCACTTGGTCCAATGACTACAACAATAAGAACTTGGAATTGGAACGGGCATTGGATTTGATTGAAGTAGAGATTAGGTTGAAAGGGATTTAGTATGGACGAAGCACTAAAGAAACAGTTCTTAGACGGTCTAATCGATAAAGCTCCAGCCGGTTACTTGATTAAGTGTTCCGGCTGCGCTGAGTGTGAGAAGTATGGGCATCTTCCACTGAATGATAACGTTCAGTCTTGGAAGAATAACATAGCGAACATTGCCCGGTTCAGAAAGGGTAAGGTATGAGAAGAAACGAAAACGAAAACTGTAAGGTATGTCTAGAACCACAGCATTGTGATTGTGATTGCAATACCTGTCAAAGAACAAAGGCATTAATGCAGCCAATGGAAATGGAGAATGCTTTGGTAAGGTTCTTGAGAACAGACACAATGAACGTTTACATAGTAAGTAAACAAGACCCGGACATGGTTACTAAGTATGAGAATGTAGTAACCATTAACAAACTCCTAGACAATACGGTAATCCTTTGGACCCGTAATAAGCATGGTGCTAATCATCACTATGAGTTAAAGGATGTGATTAGTTTGGAGAGTAACTAATGCCTATCCTCATGATTAGACGGATAGAGATAACGTTTAGAACTGGAAGCACAGTAGACTTCCATAACGTTAGCCGGTTCATCTTTGAGAATGGCAAGTTCATTATCAGAGACAGAGGTAGTGACTATGAGTATGACATATTTGATGTGCATGGGTTCAGCATCAAAGAACTAATGAAGCCAGAAGAACCGCAACCCAAACTGTGGCCCGATAATGGAGAGGTTTAGTATGATGAGAGAGTTTATTAAGAAGCTACGCATGATTGCTGATAACATCGAAGCAAACCTGAATGAATTGGATTCAATCCTTCCACCTTCAGGTCAGAGAATAGAACATGAAATCCTTAAGACATTCAGTGAAGGATTTAATGATAAGGCTGATGAGAAGGCTAAAGGTAAGAGCCATATCATCTACGATAAACTCTTCGATAAGTTTCCTACTAGAGAAGAGTTCATGAAGAAGTGGACAGAGAAGCCTGTTCCTTATCGTTGGACTCCTGCTAATAAGAAACAGGAAGAGGGAAGGATGAAGCGTAAGTATACTAAGCTTTATCCTCATTGGACTCAAAGACCAGAGAACAAAGAGAAGCTGGCTAAGATAATCAGGAAGATGCAACGTGCTAAGAAAGCCAAGTAACTAATAGCTTGTTACTGTTCACAAGGAACCGTTTTTCTTGTGGACAGTATAGAGGTTATTACTTATGTGATAAAACAAAGTGGATACTGTAACTTCTGCAACCGCAAACAAGAAAACATTTGGTATGTTTTCTGTGACAGTAAGTGTAGGGACTTTTACTTAAGTCTGGAAGGAGAACAAATGGGTGAGTTCGACATTGACAAAGACCTATACATCAAATGGTTTGAAGAAAAGACCGTTGCGATAGAGTCTATGACTAAGGAAGACATTGAGCAAAGAATCAAAGAGGTCTTCTACATAGAGTTCTATTGCAAAAGAGAAGGAGCAATGCTTAGCCAGCAATGGGATAAGTTATCTGGCAGGCATGGAATCCCTGAATGGATTAAGAAAGACAGGGATAAGCTCATCACTGACCCAAACATTAAGGTGAATTGGGAAGGTGAACCACGTAAGAAAGAGAAGAAACCAAAAGACGATTTGATTTCTGACCTCTTTGGTATGAGCATTAAAGAGATGCGCCAAAAGGTTAAGGAACAGAACGGTGGTTTCGTTGCTCCTGAAAAGCAAGAGAAGAAGCAATCTCTTAACGAAGCACTAGAACAAATGGCAATGTCAATGGGAGAAAGAAAGGTTGAACCATTGAAGTTGACACCGGAAGAAATGAAAGCCAAAGCTGATGCTGTTAAAGAAAAGATTAGGTTGGCTAAAGAGAAGCGAGAGAAAGGAGAATAAGGGATGACAATGATTTGTCCCTTCTGCAAGACCGAGCAAGAGATAGGTGAAGAAGTTGGTAGGAAGTTAATTCGATTGGGTTGTAAGCATCTTGCTAGCAGACCTTTGCTAAAGGATGCACCTAAGACTGCCCAAGAAACAATCGAAGAGCTTGTTAAAGAGCCAGAGGTAATGCAGCCTATTGAGGATGCCTTTGCCTTTAAGAATAGAAAGACTGGCGATACTCCTTACCCGTTTCAAGTTGAAGGCATTAAGTTTGCCGTTCGTAATGCCTTTAAGGTTCTGATTGCTGATGAGCAGGGATTAGGTAAGACTCTTCAGGCAATCTGCACATTGAAGTATGCTATGAAACACTGTCCGGATTTAGTTCTCCCGGCTTTGATTCTTAGTCCTTCTAATGTGAAGGTGCAATGGTTGGTTCAATTACTTAACTGGGGTGATAGCGATTTCATTCCTCAGATTATTGAGGATGGAAAGATTCCACCAGTTGAGGGATTCAATATCTACATTGCATCCTATGACATTCTCCGAAGGTTTAGTAAAACGGAGAAGGTTGTCTTGACTAGTAGGTATGGTCACGAAATCGAGACGACTAAGAAAGACAATCCATTCTATGACTTCCCCTTTAAGACTGTCATTATGGATGAGGTTCAGGCTATCAAGGGAGATAGTAAGAGAACCGATGAAGTGAAACGTATAGCCAAAGGCAAGAACATCATAGCCTTATCCGGCACACCGATTAAGAATAGTGCTGCCGAATACTATACAATCCTTCACTTGCTAGCACCGGATAAGTTTAAGACAAGAGAAGATTATCTTAGACGGTGGGTAAAGACCGAGCTTGTCAATGGTTATGAGAAGCATACCGGACTATGGAATCCTGAACGGTTTGCCGAATACACAAAGGACATAATCATTCGTCGTAGCAGAGAACAGGTAAAGGAAGAGATTGGATTGAGAGTAACCAAAGCTAATCGAATCTTCTACCATGTAGACTTCGAGAATGAAAAGCTTAAGGCTGCATACTTGGCAGCAGAGGCAGCATTCATTAGAGAGATGGAGGAAGAGACTAGAAAGAAAGACCCTGTTGTTCTGATTGCTAGGCTCGCAGTCATGAGACATTTGGTTGGTCTTAACAAGATACAACCAACGGTTGACTTGGCTGAAGAGTTTCTGTTAGAGAATCCGAATGGCAAGCTGGTAATCTTTACTCAGCATGACGATGTGCAACAAGCCATTCATGTTCTCCTTTCCCAAACCTGTAAGGATGCAGGTTATGAAGCACCACTAAGATTTCACTCTGGTCTTGGTGCAACAGAAAGGTTTGAAACAGTAGCCAAGTTTACTGATAACCCTGGCATTAAGTTCATTGTTGGTTCGACACTGGCAATGGGAACAGGAACAGATAGGTTACAGGAACAGTGCAACGATTGTATCCTAGCAGAAAGACAATGGAATCCTGCCAATGAAGAGCAGGCTGAGAGTCGATTGGTTAGGATTGGTCAGAAGAAATACTTCGTTAATGCTACCTATCCAATTGCAAGCGGAACCATTGATGAATACTTCACGGAGATAGTGGAAGTGAAGCGTAGGTCAATGAAAGAAACAATGGATGGTAAGTCTGCCGCATGGGATGAAACAGGATTGCTTACTGCTCTCTATGAGGCAATCAAGATGAAGGGCAGAAGTAAACCAGTAAAGGGTTGGTAATGAACAAACACTACATGATTGTTCCAATGACGGAAGCCGAAGTTAACATCTTTACTCAAAGAGTTAAGAGATTGTGGGGTGACTCATCATTAAAAGAACTAATGACTGCCATTCGTATGAACGTAAAGATGAAGCAACAGTTTGAAATACGAATCAAACTACTGGAGGAGATAGTTGAAAGACGAACAGGAAGTGATTCTAAATCTAAACAGTTTGCTGATTAAGATGATGCGTCTTTACCAGCAAGTAATTGATGCACAAAGTCAAGCAATCCTTGACATTATAAAGTCAAGAGACAATCATGATACAATGGTTGAGATTGCTGAGAGAGACTACGATTTCCATAGGTCCAACCTAATGGAAATAGAAAGGCTAATCCAACAGTTTAAGAATGAGCATGGGTTAGACTTCAAAGACATCATTCACTAAGGAAGCATATGAAGAAACCACCAAATAGAATCGTAGAGATTCATGTTCACAGGTCTAAAAGGAATAGACGGTTGGGTCACGCCGTCGCGGTTCTCTTTCCATGCAGTCACAATAAGTATTTGGGATTGACTCTCTATAAGGGAGAGGAAGACAATAACGAATACCGAACACAGAATTGCAAAGTAATTAAGACAGAAGATTACGATTTGATGGACAAAGAATACTGTAAGCTTTGTCCTTACGAGAGTGAGATTGAATGGGTTGAAGACTTACATTCTAATACTACTCTTGATGACTTTGCTGATGTGCTAGAAGAGTTAGACGATTAGGAGGTGATTGTCCCCATCTTAGGACAGTTGACATTTGTTAGTGAGGTATGATAGAATAGGTTCAGGCCGGCGGGGTTCTCAATCCTGAGATTCCCGCGGGAACCGCGTAAGAACTACACGGTGTGCGGGATTTCCCCAAACACTTTTAGTTGAATGGAAAAGGTAAACACAAATGGCTATCGAATTGGTTGAAATGGTGAAGCGTACTCGTGGTGTTAACAGCCGAGAGATTAAGTACAAGGCAATCGGTAAGTGGGTTACTAAGACAGTAGAGAAGGAATCGGTTCCTGTTCTTGATGCTGCCGGTAACAAGACTTACGATGCCGAAGGCAAAGAGATTCGTAAGAATCTTGGTAAGGATGCAGAAGGTAAGCTCATCACTGTTCAGGAAGAGGTTCCTGAGTTTGTTACTGAAGGCATTCTCGATGCCAATGGTGATGGAATGGCTGATGCTCTGATGCTTGTCGATGGTGATGAGCAGATTCTCTTGGATTGTTTTGCCGAGGGATTCAATGAGCGTGCTTACAATCTGGAATACAGCAAGGATGAGCTTGATGATTTCCTTCGTGACATGGAAATGTCCGAAGACCAGAAGACAGTCTTCAAGCGTACTGCTCGCCAGTTGAATCGTGGAACTGGTGTTTCAATCCTTGATGCAGCCGAACTCATTAAGGGTATGCTTCTCAAGAAGCAGGCTGCTCAGGCTGCCAATCAGGCTGCACAACAGCAGACTGCGTAAGCAGTAAGTAAGTAAGACTCGAAAGAGATAGGGGACTAATAATCCCTTATCTCTTTTTCTATTTATTGTCCACAAACAAAGACAAGTTATGGACAAACGGAAGTGGGTAACAGAAGGCATACCCTAGACTGCCCATTCTCCCGGCTGAGACAGGCATATAGCACAGTCTAAACCAATCGGCACCCTTCACCAGTACCTTACTGCCTCCGAATCCTAAAGATTTCTGAGAGGCCGTTTTAACTAAATAACTATTGGGGATAACAAATGAAATGCAACTACTCTTTGACCTTTGAGTTTGAAACTTCCCAACCAATCACAGTAAAGGGAACAGCAATAGCTGGTAGTGTTAGGACTGTATTAGCTAGAGCAGCCGATGATGCAACAGAGAAACACCCTAATCTAAAGTGGAGTTCTTTAGTTATAGTCCTCGAAAGGGATAACAAAGAGAAAGAATGAGACTTGACAAACGAAGAAAAGTGTGCTAAGATGGTATCTTACTATGACTTTACATGAACCGTTCTTAGATTCGCAAGAGAAAGCGGAGAAGAGAATACTTGCCTTAGACTCCCAGCTTTTAGATGCTATACAGAAGTGTCCGTTCTACACTTACTTGAACTTCGTTAAAAACTACAGACCTAACGAAGTAATAGAACCAATGCAACGTGGTGACTTAGGACACACTATGTTAGAGGTTTACTATAAGTTAATACAGAAAGGTTACGAATGGAATGAAGCGGTAGAGAAAGCTACTGAGGTAGGAAGAGAACACTATCAGAAGCTTAGTCTAGATTTACAAACCTCGGAATGGATTGTTAAAACCTTTCACCAATACACCGAGTACTACAAGCACGATGGCATTAAGATACTCGGAGTAGAGAACTCATTCTCCTTTGTTATCTATGAGGATGATGAGTTAATCATAGTCTACGAAGGCAAGATAGATTTGATTGCAGAGTTTCCTGTCCTTGGTAAGACAGTCATTGACCATAAGTGGAGAGGACAGAAGGTAGATTACATTGGACTAGACAATCAATTACTTGGCTATGCTGTCAAGGAAGATGTTAACCTAGTCTATGTTAATGAGGTAGGTCTACAGAAGAGTGATAAGTATACGCCAGAAGTAAAGTTTAGGAGGGTAGCTATTCCGATCGGAGATGGAGTAAAGGAAAGATGGGTAAAGAATACCATCATGTGGGCAAAGATACTTGACCACAGTATGCAGTCTAATGTATGGCCGCAGAGTCACTTAAAAGTACCACCAACAGGTGTTACTCAATGTGTAAAGTGTACTTACAATAAGATTTGCAACAGCGAAAATGATCAGGAGATGAAGAGAAAGATTGAAGACCACTTCCATATTGGGGAACGATGGTCTGCTCACAGACAAGAGGCGGAAGTAAATGGCTAAGTGTACTCACAAATACAAACTGAAAGACCTAACTAGGAATCCGGGTAAGGAGCCTTACTTAGTTTACATCTGCACTAAACAAACTTGTACTCATCACATTAGAGTAGAGTTAGTAGATGGTAAACAGGCTGAGTGTAACCGATGCGGCGACCCATTCATTATGAAACTGTCTAAGCTAAAGCATGGTGACAGAATCATTGTCCGGCCACACTGTGAAGAATGTACAAAGACACCTGTTCACTTGAAGAAAAAGAAAGAGAAAGCTTTAACTGGAATTGATGCGTTGATGCAATCTATTCTCCCGAGAGGTTAATATGGTTACTTGTGGTATTAAGGCAAACGGAACTAAGTGTACTGGTAAAGCGGTTGCTATGTTAGAGGAAAGAATCCCATGCTGTAAGGAACATGCTAGAGATTACTTCCGAGAAGGTAGAGATAAGTCTATTAATCATAAGGAGAAAGACTGATGCCTTGCGGTGGCATCTGGCCTGCTACTAGTGAGATAAAGAAATACTTTAATGAACATCCAGAACATGATTGCTTTCTATGTGGTAAGAACGTAGAAGAGAAAGACTTAATGTGGTGTGAGGAATGGGATGCTTACTTACACAGAGCTTGTGTGGTTCCATTCTTAGAGACAGAGGAAGGACAGATAGTATTGAAGCATGGTCATCAAGTAATACTATACTTTGAATATGTAGCTTATCTAAAGGATGAAGATGCCAAACCTGAACAGTGAGACATATGATAGATTCTTTCGTGCTCTTTTCGTAGGTCCAACGGGTAGAGGTAAAACTATTGCAGCTAGTAGTTGGCCCGGTAAGACTCTCATCATTGACTTTGACGGTAGACATAGACCTGTCATTGATTGGTATAGTGAAAGGGTAAAGGCTGGAGATTTTGTTGCAGAGATTATTGGACCGGAGAATTTCTGGACTAAGTTCAAACCTTTAGTCAATAGTCTAGTTCAATACAATCCTTACCAGAACATTATTCTGGATGGGATTACCAGCTTGACCACTACTACAGTAGTAATGCAGATGCTTGCCAAAGGTTCCTTCTCTAATTGGACTGGTAAGGATTCTCCCGGTAATAAGGTTACTGCCGGTGGAATTATGGTTCCTACTTGGGATGAGTTTAATGGAGAGGCTATGATTATTAGTACTCTTCTTGAAACACTCAAGAGTTTACAGTGCAATCTGTTTGTTACTGCCCATCCGGTTCAACGAACTGCAATTGATAAGAACAAGAAAGGTTCCAGGTATACTTCAATCGTTACCTTTGGTCCTAAGATTGAATCAATTATCCCTACCTACTTCGATGAGGTATGGTACTTCGGTTACAAAGTAGAGAGTGACGATAAGGGAATTGAGCATATCAAAAGGACTTGCTATACTGGTCCAAGTGAAGACTACATGGAAGCAAAGACCGCACTCAAAGTTCCTAGGGAAATGGATTACACTGACAAGAATCTTTATGACCTAGTAAAGGATTACCTGTGAGATACCCTTGTTGGTTCTGTAGGAAATCAGTAAGCTCAGAACTACCAGATGATTCTGTAATCAGGGCAATACTTGTGTGTCCTGAATGTATCAATAAAGAAAAGATTTTATTTCCAGAAAGTGAAGTTCATGTCACTTGGAAAAAAGGAAATAGATCTGTAGTAAAGATAACAGGTAAGAAAAAGATTACCTCTAGTCACCCAATTCCGGGGGCAGAGGTAAAGTAAGGTGCCCATTACAAAGAGGCACAAAGTAAAGGTGAATAACATGGCTGACGATAGCATTGTCTGGAACATTTCCGAAGATGACATTAGCAAGAACCGTCTTGTTGATGCTCCATCGTGGTTGCCCACTGAAATCGTAGACTTTGAGATTATTGATTCAAAGTCTGGTGATTCCAAGAACCTTCATCTTACTCTGCGTGTGTTTGCAGGTGAGTTCAAAGGCTTGGAGAATCCCTTCATCTACTTCAGTGAGAAGGTGACAGTAATGTCTACTCCTCTGATGAAGGCTTGTGGGTTTCCACAGAATCCCAATGGAAGCTTTAGCGTTAAGCTTTCCAAAGGGACAATGATTGGAAAGAAGTTCCTTGCTCATTGGGTTCGTGGAACGTACAACAACAAGCCTGTCAATCAGATTGATGACTATGCTCCGATTCCTAGCGAATAGGTGAGTAAGAAATGGATGGTTGGCAATACACTCGGAATCGCCAACCGCTTGAATAAAAGATTAGGCTGAGGCGCCTAAACTCCATCGAGTATCTTTTAATGAGGGAACAATAGGTAGTTAATAGTTAAAGACCGTGGCTATTAACTGGGCCGGGACACCCAAACAGATTGTTCCCTCTTTAAAGGATATGAAGATAATTTACTACGATGAAGTAAGTAGTTTCACTTCAAAACAGTGGGACTACATCATGAAAAGAGGAATGAAAATGGAAAAAGCACAAGTTGATGAAGTGTTTAAGTATCATGCACCAAGTGAAGAACAAATTGAAAGCCTCAAAGCTATTAGGGATACTGCAAAAATTCTAGTTCTTTGTATCCTTAATGAATGTCCAGCTTCAGCCGATAGGACAACAGCAATCCGTAAGATTAGAGAAGCAGTAATGACTGCTAATGCTTCCATCGTTCTTAATGGACTTGTCTAATGGAAGAGAATCAAAAGAAACTAGTAGAAGAGTGGTTTAAATCTATTGAAGAAACTGGTGTAAACCTATCAAAGTGGGAAGAAGATTTCGTAGAGTCTGTTAAAGAACAGTTTACTAAGCGTGGTTCTCTTAGTGAAAAACAATTAGAAATATTAGAGAGAATCTACGCAGAGAGAGCTGACTAGTTAATTGGGATCGTGGCGGAACAGGTATACGCATTGGACTTAAAATCCAACGGTGCAAACCATATGGGTTCGACTCCCATCGATCCCATTACCAAGGAGAAAAGGCAATGAAGATACTTCAACTGTTACTACTAGTGTTTGCGTTTGTATGCTTTACAATTGCAGCACTACCATTAGGAGCACCTTACCAACAACGGTTAGTTGCAGCAGGTCTAGCGTTTCTGACTGCTTCAATGATTCCCTGGCCTGCATAGTTATGGACCCATCAACTTACGAAAGACTTAATGAGTTAATCAGAACTCTAAGAGAACCTAAAGATTGGGTTCTTGAAATCAATACTCTTACTGAGTTGATGGACAAGCTCAATAGTGCCGGTAAGTCCACAACTGTACGATCGATGGCTAAGATTACCAACAAGAGTAAAAGCTGGATAGGTGTTAGTTCAATCATAGCAAAAGGACTTAAGACCTATCCAGAAGTATCACGATGTAGAAATAGAAACGAAGCTTACCTGTACCTAATGAAGAAAAACAAAATGAGAAGGTTTTTAGAATCATGAAAATTTCAGTAGTTACCAGCCGGTTTGACATTACCCGCAAACAGTTAGAAGCTTTCAGGCAATTGCTTCCAACCTTCCATAAGGATACCCACTCATTCATTGTAGGTGGGGACGATGCAGACTACGATTTGTTCTTAACGTTAATGGGTCAAGGATTTGAAGTTGAAGTTTATCCACATGCAGGTAACAATGGAGAAGTAGAGAAGTTCAATGGAGCTAAGAAGATTAATCCTTCCCTTCCATTGAGGGAACGTAACAAGAGGATGATTGATGAATGTGGAATCATTGTAGGTATTCCACAAATCTTCAATGAGTATGAAGACTCTCCGGCATGGAAGACTATTCGCTATGCCATTCAGAATGAGAAGGAAGTATTTGTTATTAGTCCCAATGGATACTGTTGGGGTCTGGAGGATTGAGTGGTTTACTATTATGCACATGGTAAGGATTGGCATGATGCCGATGCACAAGGATTTGATGGACCCGGCTGGTACTTTTGGGATGAAACAGAATCACAATGCTACGGTCCATATGAAACAAAAGAACTAGCAGAACTAAAGCTACAAGAGTATGCAGAATGGTTAAATACTGGGAGACAAACAACAATGATCTACTCGTCAGAGCAAGTCAAATCATTTAGACAGGCTACTGCTAAGAACAGTCACATTGAACACCTTTGTGATTCACATGAGGAACTAAGAAAGGAGAGAGACTATCTTCTTGAGAGAGTTAGAGTCTTAGTATTAGAGAAAGCTACAGTGAGAGAGACAGTTAAGGAGTAAGTATTATGAGTAATGAGTTCCCCGAGACGCACCGCGAGACGCTAACGAAGATTGCCAATCCACGCAATCCGTACTTCGGACAGCAAGCAGCCCATGCGGCACTCAAAGAGATCGAGCGGCTGCGTACGCGAGTGATCAAACTGCGGATGTTTCAGTACGAGAATCTTGGGTATGGGAAGTTCAGATGTCGCAGTTGTGGGTCACTCAAGCAGGTGGACTACGGCGACCACAATACGCCCACAACAGAACAGGCAGAACCTTGCAGCAAGAATTGTCCCTTTCAGATAGGAGATTAAGGAATGATTTACTCAGAAGACAAAGTAAAAATGTTTAAGCGGAGTAGTGCTAAGAACAGTCACATCGAGTTACTCTGTGATTCACATGAGGAACTAAGAAAGGAGAGAGATGAACTGCGAGTGGTAGCGAAGGCATGTGAAAATACTGAATGTATTGCGAAGAAAGATTATAATGCCGAGATGGCACGGCTGACGAAAGAGAATGAAGACATGCGAAAGCATTTAGATGGACTGTTTGAGATTGCCCATCCCGAAGATGGTGACGCCATGACCGACGCGCCATTCACCGAGACGCACCGCAAGGCATCAATGAACGCACCGTGGAATCCTGTCGTCTCGCCCACCGTTCAACGCGCCTTAACCTTGACCGGATGCGCTGGCGTGGCAGAGATGGCTGCTGAATTGATCGAGGCGAGAACCCAGCGAGACGCCGCCCTCGCGGAAATCGACCGGCTGACTAAAGAGAATAAGTTATTACAAGAGGCATTAAAGAAAGAACAAGATAAGTGGATAGGAGAAGAAGCACAATAAGATGCCTAACATGGTAAGCGGGCAAGGGAATCCATATAGTAAGCTGATAGTATTAGGTGACTTTCCAAATCAATCAGACGACCGGTTACAGAAACCTTTCAATGGTGCAGGCGGAGAGTTACTAGATAGAATCTTTAACGACTTAGGCTATCCTAGTTGGAGAACAGAGTTCTGGTTAACCTATGTATACCGTTACAAACCTCCCTTCAACGATGCTAAACAGGTCAAGACGGTTTGTGATGAAGAGGAAGAAAAGGAAAGACTCTACAAGGAAATACTATCTATTAATCCTAACTGTATACTTGCTGTTGGGCCTGTCGCACTTGAGACGGTTACTGGAGTTAGTAAGTATCTCAACTATAGGGGATCTATTCTCCCGTCTCAGGTCGGAGATTGTAAAGTAGTAGGTACGATTCATCCGGGCCATCTAGTAAGGTCGAGTGATGAGTCAGAAGATCATGATGCAAGTAAAGGGATGTTCTCTTACGTATGGAAATGGGTGGTAGCACTTGACATCAAAAGGGCAATCGATGAATCGAAGAGCGTGGGCTTCTCATTACCTGAAAGGTCACTCACTATTGCAAGAAATAGCGTTGATGTATCACGATTTATTGAGCGCTCCCATAAACAAACGGACAGAGTTTTTGCAGACATTGAAACAATTGAGTCAACAATACCAGGATGTATTAGCATTGCTTTTAATCGATGGGAAGCCATCTCAATCCCCCTCTTCCAAAGAGTAGGAAGATATGAACTCTGTTCAATTCCAACTGGAGACTTAGCATATATCTGGCAGATACTTGATAAGCTGTTTAGGAATAAGATGGTGGCCGGTCAGAACTTTAAGTTTGACCAGCAGAAGATGGAGATGCTTGGCTTCAAGTTCAAAGGATTAAAGAGTGATACATCCCTTAAAGCACATACCATTAATCCAGAAATACCTTACGTTGGTTTGGCATTCCTCGGAAGCATCTGGACAAGGGAGCCATATTATAAGGATGAAGGCAAGGAGTTTGTTTTCGGAAAACATAGTATTGATAGATGGTTTCTATATAATGCTAAGGATTCCGCGGTGGATTGTGAGGTTGACGAAGCCCAAGAGATTGAATTGGATGTATTGTCTGACCTTTACAAAACAGATCTCAAAGGGTTCTATTACAACTACATTACCAAACTCCATGACCTCTACTTCGGAATGGAAAAGGTCGGATTCAGAGTTGATGAAGGGGTAAAGGGATACCTGATTGCTAAGTATCAGGCTTGGGCAGAGATGCTTAAGATTAGACTAGAAGTATCAGTAGGCAGAGAGATTAACTACAACAGTCCTAAGCAAGTTAAGGAATTACTATACGAACAAATGAAACTTCGTCCGGTTGACAAAGAACTATCTACCAATGAAGACGCAATATCAAAGATGTTGAAAGACAGGGTTAAAGATGAATCCTACCGTTCAGTACTACAGAACATTCTCGAAATACGAAGAGTCAATAAGACTCTTTCAACGTATCTATACGCACTCCCAGATATTGATGGAAGAATGCGAACACAAATTAGAATCGTTGGGACTGAAACGGGAAGAAGTTCAGACAGTACATTGGACCCTCCCGCTAGACCTTACAAAGTTGGATTCGCTTTTAAAACACTTACTAAGCAAGGAGATGAGAGGGACGCTGGACAAGACATTAGACGGATGCTTATTGCTGACCCAGGATTTATTATCGTTAACATCGACCTTAGTCAGGCTGAAGCGAGAATTGTTGCATTACTCAGTAGAGATGAGAGACTCCTAAATGCGTTCGATACCATTGACATTCATCGCCGTACTGCTGCTCTTGTGTTGTTTGGTGGGGAATTTAATCTTTCTCCTGCATTTGATGAACGAGCAGACAGATTGCCCAAAGACGGTCCCGAACGATTTATCGGAAAGAAGGTGAGACATGCAGGTAATTATAATATGCAAGATAGAGAATTTCTTAAAAACATTATATCCGATTGCCGACGATTCAGAATTAACTTTACAGCTAGTCCATTCTCGGCAAAGCAAATCCTCAGTCGATTCCACCAAGCAACCCCAAATCTTGTGGAAATCTTCCATAAGGATGTTAAGGATGCAATTGATACCTCAAGAGCCCTCATCAATCCTTTTGGTAGACTTAGAAGATTCTTCGACCGGCCAGGAAATCAACTCTATAAGGAGGCATTTGCTTTCCTTCCCCAGTCAACCGTTAAAGACAGACTAACTCAGTCTGCTCTGTGTATCAAGAGTAAGAACTACCCTATTAAGCTAGTGAATGAGGCACATGACAGCCTCACTTATTTCATGCCGGTTGGAGAATACAAAGACATCTGTAAGGAACTCAAACCGATAATGGAAATGCCTATCGATTTCTCTTCCTGTTCGTTGAGCCGGGACACATTAGTGATTCCATGTGACTTTGAATATGGAGACAATTACAAAGACCTAAACAAACTTAAGTTTTAAAGGGTTAACCAATGTCATGGTTGAACTTACTATTAGAGGAGACTGATTTTGTCGAGACACCTAAACAATGGATATACTGGTCAGGATTGGCAACCATATCTGCCATTGTCTCCCCCAATGTTATAGTAAACAAAGGGGCTTACAAGCTAAAGCCTAACCTATACATTCTATTAATGGGTAGGTCAGGATTAGGAAAAGGATTCGGTCCTAGTGTAGCTACCAAACTGGTGAAGATGGTAGACAATACTAGAGTGATTAGTGGGCGAGGTTCAATTGAAGGCATCATTAAGGAACTGGCTATTGTTAAAGCTAAAGAGAACGGTAGCATACCATTTAAAGACGCTAGAGGTTTCCTCTGCTCCGGTGAGTTTGCCTCTTCTCTTTATGAAGCTAAACACGCGCTCACGATACTTACTGATTTGTATGATGCTCATTACAATCCAGAATGGGTTAACACTCTTAAGAATTCCCCAGTGGAGAGGCTCAGATTTCCGTGCTTAACTCTATTAAGCGGAGCCAATCAGGAAATGTTTGATATGACAGTAGATAAATCCCACTTAGGTGGTGGATTTATAGGTAGGACATTACTGATTAGTGCAGACAAACGGGACCATCCTAACAGTATGATTAGGAATGTTCCTGAAGTTAACTATCTAAAGCTGGTTGCCTACCTAGCAGAACTATCTAAACTGAATGGCACAATGATATGGTCAGACGCAGCAGCAGATGTCTATGATGAATGGTTCTACAAATACCGAGCATTAGAATACGAAGACAAGACCGGCACCTTTGACCGGATGAACGACCATGTAATTAAGATTGCCACTTGCATCTCTCTAGCCAGAAAGAAAGATATGGTACTAGAGGATGATGATATTCTGGATGCTGTTGCTGCCTGTTCTAGCCTAAGTAATACGGCTAAGAAGGTAGCCGGGATGCAAGGACAGAGTGAAGTATCCAAGCATATCAAGGCATTCTTAATTGTAATGTTTGCTGCACCTAATTACGAACTAACTAGACAACAAGCACTACAGAAAGGGTTTGGTGATTATGACTCGTTTGAGTTGGACCGGGTAATAGAAACTCTAAGTCAGACGGGTTTTGTGGTGCAGAAAACAGGCGGGAAGAACATTAAGTATCAGTTAACCAAAGCTTGTACGAGTCTTTGGATGAAAAACTTGGGGTGAGTAATGCAATATCTTAAGACTCCGATTAGTGATGTATTTCTAATGAGCAGAGAAGAAGTGGAAGCTATGGTAGAGGAGCTACAACACTCCCATATTTCCAAGGGTAATGAGGTTTTTATTAGAGTGATGGTCAGAGCAATTAACTACTTGAAGAGTCTGGAGCAAACAGATGCTAGGCCGAGTTAAGACCATTAAGCCTTCGTTGTATGGGTTTATCTTGGACGAGAATGGACAAGAGTATTTCTTCCATGCTCAACATTACAAAGGAGACTGGGATGAATTAAAAGCTATGAGTCCACCTGTTACTATTAAAGGACCAGTAGTTCAATTCACCCCATGTCAAGGGCCAAAAGGTTTACGTGCTGAGAAGGTAGAGTTTATTAACGCCTTCTAATTCAATCCTCTCAACGATGGGCCACTGAGAGAACCTAAACCTCCTGATCCAGATTTACTCTCTTTGGCCCAACGTTTAGCTAACCCGGTTCCTACATATGGAACCCTTCTAGCTGCCGCTCTACCTAATGACTTGTAATCTCCACCAGCTAAGTCAGTAGCAACTTGTGCAAACTCATCTGCATCACTAAGAACCGGCCCACCAATAGTACCAGAAACCTTACCTAACTTCTTCCTAACTACTGACTCAGTAACATCACCAACCACACCAAACAAAGCAGCCTGTAGATAGTTAGCTATGATTCTATCTAATGCTTTGCTTCCAACCGTTTTACCAATGAACTTCCAATTCTCTGAATTAATATACTCTCCACGTCCCTTAATCTCTTCCTCAACATCTCCACTAACTAAGCCAGTAATAGCAGATTTAGTATCACCAATAACCTCACCAGCTACCTGATAAGCAGCCAGAATAGTACCAGCTTTTTTAACCTTTGCAAATGCAGTAGGCTGCCTCTTAACTACGTCTACCATGTTTCTGGTATTCATGAAAGCAAACCTCTTAAAGAGGAATGGCAATCTCATCATGGGATTATCAGCAAACATGGCTTTGCTAAGAGATAACTTATCAGGGATACCAGAAGAAATCTCTACTCCCCTTCCCCCACCAAAATCAATCTGCTCTTTAGTTAGTTTCTCCTGCTTGAGAACATCATTAACATCCCCATCCACAAAATCTGCTAATGTTTTCTTAAACCTTGGATCTTTCTTAGCCTTTGCAAACAGCTTTTGAACCTCTACCCGGCCAGCCAATGCAGCAACAGTTCTAATAGCCTTCTCAGTACCGGCTGTGCCATAGGCTTTGCTTAAGAATTTACCTGCCTTAACATCATTAAGTAATTCCTTCCTAAGAATAGCATGAGCACCAGTACCGGCTGCAATATCAGCACTTCCATGCCTATCCATAAGAGTATCAGCAATAGCTTTGTGAGTATTCCTAATACCAAGGGCAGCATTAGTACCGGCTAAGTCACCCATGTTAGTGATAGCAAACTGGGATAACTTACTAGCTACCTCTGCCTTAACAATCCTATTGTACCACTTCTGTTGACCAGATCTATCCGGGTCAAACTCATTCCTTTCCAGATAATCATTAACCATCATCTTAGCTCTAACTGGGTCTTCAGCATTTTTAACCAGTTGGCTAATCGTACTGCCAGCATCAGCCATATCCAAAGCACCAAATCTCTTGGTTCTAGTAATGGCTTGAGCTAGCTCATATTGATGAGCTTCTAAAGCATCCAGACTCTCTAAGTAACCTGGTAGATTAAAGTCTCGTGAATGCTGTGGAGAAGAGAACCTCTCACCTTTCTCAGTGATTTGCTTAACCATTGCATCTACAGCATTAGGACTAAGCGGTCTACCTTGTGCATCCTTACCATGCCGTAGTAACTTCTCTTTCAATGCAACAGGGTCTTTGAATAACTCTTCCGGGTAACGATGAGGGAAGTACTCTCCAGCTAGCTTTTGGAAAGGAACAGTATTACCCTTAGAATCCTTCATCTTTACGCCAGCTTGGACTGCTAAGTTACCCAAGTATTCAGTACTTTCTCTCAACATTCTATAAGCTTTTACAACCTTCTCAGAAGATGCAGAATTCAATGGCTTCTGACCATCGAGAAGTTTAACCACTTCAGTTTGCTCGGCATTACTGAGCATCCTTCTAACTTTCCTTACCTTAACCGCTTCCTGCCCACCTAAACGATTAGACTCTGTTCTCTCATCTCTAAGAGTCTTAGCCAATGAACTACCCTTCTCACCCATTCTCTTTAACTTGGTAAGAGTAGAGACACCGGACGGCTCATAGATTGTTCGGTAAAGAGTGCTGCTCTTAAACCTCTTAGGTAAGTTCTTAACGGCAGCACTAAACGTAGCATTATCTACCTTAGAAGTAGCTCTCTTCTGTGCAATAACCTCATCTACTGTCTTAGCTCTAGCAGCTTTCTTCTCAGCTACTTTAGCTTTTCTTTCCTCCATCTTAGCAGTTCTCTCAGCTAGTCTAGCATCCTTCTTTGCCTTGATCTCTGCTCTTGCTGCCGCTTTACCACGTTCCTCTGCTGCCTTAATGGCATCCAATTTAGCTTGTGCTTCAGCTTCCTTACCTACCTTAGCTACTATCTCTCTATTAGATAAACCTTTAAGCGGTGACTTCTCTTGGTCAAGTTCAATACGAGTTCTTTCTCTAAGAACTGGTGGTTTTGGTATTGGTCTAGGTTCTGTTGGCTGAGGAGTAAACTCACCTTCAGGTTCTAAACGTCTACCAATTCTCTGACCTTCCCTATCCTTCCAAACTACCCTTTCAACTGGGCCACGTTTAATATTACTTACTGATGGTCCTTCTATTTTTATTTTCTCAGCAGTAGGTAAGTCTGGATAGTCAAGTGGATTCAGTCTCTTACTGCCAGTTCTAGTACCAAATCCAACTGGCTCCTCTTTTGGAATAGTTACATTAGGTATACTCTTCGTACTAATCTGTACCTCTTTAGGTTTACCTGACCAGTTAGGCATTAACCTAGCGATTTCAGGAGATTCATTTAAGAACTGCTCAAAGGCAGCCTGATTCTCAGGTAGTTCTTTGAGTACTCTCCAATCATCAAATTCCTGTTTAATAATACGAGGAGCATCCTGTAAGCTACCAAAGCCAGAAGCTAAATTAGAACCAGCAGCCTTAGAAGCAGCCTCTCTTCTGGTTTTAAGTTCTTGTCTAACAGCTAGAGATGTGGCATCATCAGCCGTTCTGGCAATCTCTATTAACTCTTCACGAGTCTTACCAGAAAGATCAATACCTTTTGGTCTACTAGAAAGCTCTGCCGCTGTTGCTTTAAGATTATTTAATGAACCTTTCTTAATAACCTTGCCATCTTCAAGGAGACTCCAACTACCCGATTTCTCAGTTTGAATAGAGTATTTACCAGATGTATAATTATCTCCTGTACGTTCCCACTCCATACCTGCATAAATAGACTTTGTTGGCCCTACAACAGGAGCCGACACTACTTCCTTAGGCTTAGTAAGAGCAGCAGCTTTAGCTTTGGTAGCATCTATTACCTGTTTACGTGCAACGTTAAGTGCATTGTTTATTTCAACCCATTTCGGGTCTTTTGTTTCATCTTCTAAAGGACTCTTATAGCCTCTGAACTCTCTTCGTGCCTTTTGATAGGCAGTATTAGCATCCTCTAAAGCTTTAGAAAGTGCTGATATGTTTGCCTTTGGTGGCGCAGCTACCTTTGGCTTAGGTGGAGTTGGAGTTTCAACAACAGGAGCAACAGGTTTAGGTGGTTCAGAAGCTAGTGTAACATCTGCAAGAGGAACAGGAGACTTAACCGGAGTTACAGGTTCTACAGTTGGAGGAACAACAGGTTTAGGTGGCTCAACATCTGGTAATGTTCTAACTGGTACATCAACAGCTTCAACAGGAGGAACAATAGGAGCAACAGGCTGTCCTGCTCTAGCCTTTGTCTCTGCTACTAACTTAGCAACTTGCTCTGCCTTAGCTGCTTTAACTCTTCTCTTTGTCCTTGTTGCAAGCTCTTTCATTGCTGCTGGAACAGGGCCAGCATCACTCATTATTACTTGCTGTAACTGTTCGTCAGTCAATTCTTTTACGTTTAACTTAGGTACTTTAGCTTGCGGAGCTTTAACTACTTTACCGGGTTTAGATACCCTAGCACCAGTAGCTGCACCAACTCCAGCAGTAGGAGCAATAGGCTCAACATCTGGAAGAACAGGAGCAGGAGGAATCTCCATGATTGGTTTACCCAATGGCATGGATGTTCCAGGTCTACGTAAAGCCGGATTGAATCCCGGTTGAACAGGTGGAAAGTCTACTCTTCCCTGTACTGCTGCTGCATCAGGAATAGACTGTCCAAAGATGTCAACAGTGCTAGGACTATTTAAATCAGTATTTGGTTGACCTAATGAATCAGCAAATCTATTACCGGGTGGAGGTGTAGGCTCTCCTGTTCCCAATAGTTTAGGTGCCGGTCCTCTTGGTCCTCTTAAGTAAGAAGGTCCACCTTCAGGAAACAAAGGAGAAGGATCAGGAGTAGTTAATCCAGTTACTGCTGGTATTTGCTTAGGTGGACCTGGAACGTTATAAGGAGAAGGAGGTAACTCCACATCATATGGTTGTGGCTTAGGCGGAACCTTTTCATTAGGCCACGGTGATTGATTAAGAGGAACATCCATCTTAGATGGAGGAAACGGAACATCATAAGGAGCAGGTCCGCGCCAGCCACCAACAGTAGGAATCTCAGGAACAATAGGTGGAGGAGTAGGAACATTTAAACTGTTAGCTAAAGCTCTGCCTCTTAAATTACCACCAACCTTCTTAGCAACAAGACCAGCAACAATAGCAGGAGCTACGTCACCACCGGCTGCCCAATAGTTTCCAGCAGATAAATCTTCTTCAAGAGCATTAGGATCAACCTGTGCCATTTGAAGAGCAGCCCTACCAAACCTAGCATGTGGATGTCTAGGTGTAGGGTCATTATATGCTTCCATTATGGGTTCAATTAAACCCTGTCCCATTACTTGGGAACCATAGCCAGGATTCATTCCCATGTAAAGCTGGCCTACTGCTCCTTCAGCTATACTTTTAGCTGCCGGTAATGCTCTAGACCAAAAACCTGGCTTCTCAGTAGGAGAAGTTGGAGCAGGATTAGACGTCTTTGATTCAAGCCTATTCCTTTCAGCCCAAGTAGAGCCTGTAGGAGCAATAGGAGGCTTTAATCTATTTCTTTCAGCCCATGAACTTTGAGGAGGCATTACTTCCTACCTTTGCTTGAGGCAGTATCAGTCTTCTTCTTAAGATCAGGTAATTGAACGTGTGGAAAATCTACTCGATCACCTTTCCACCTACCACCCCACTCCAATCCTTTTTGTTCTGCAATCCTACCTAAGATAGCATATAGTCTTTCACCAAGTTTATTTGGCGGCTGGTGTTTCTTAGTTCTATCTACATAAGGAGCCATCTTTCCATCCTTAGTAAAGATTACATCGGCTCCTTCACCATATTGATGAGTAGATTCATCCCCAGGTTTACCAGAGATGGGAGTAACCTTTGAACCTTTAGTTCCACCGGGAAGTTCTGGCCTACCTTGTAGATATTTCTTATACTGTTCTACTTCAGTAACGTCACCACCCCTATCAATTCTAATGTCATAACCTGTCTCTTGTTTGAACTGTGCCTTTAACGATTCTAATCTAGTATTGAAATCCTTCACTCTTTCCGGTATTGCTAACCTCGGAGGAATAGGAGTCCTAGAACCGGGAGCAAGAGGTTTAGGAGTCGGTTTAGGAATCTTAATATCCATTGAATCCATTCCTCCAGACAACATAAGAGGATTAGTTAATGGACTTGTTAACTGTGATGCCTGACCAAACGGAGTCCTATTCATTTGGTTATTAGGAACCGGACCAAACTGAACCCCTTGTGCTTCAGTAATAGGAGCCTGCGGAGGCGGAACAGCAGGAGCATTAACAGCCGGAGCCAATTGAATTGGATTAGGCGGTAATGGTGCCTGTTGTGGAGGAACAATAGGTGGAGGCGGAGTCCTCTGTGGTTGAGGCTTCGGCATTAAATCAATAGGTGGTGCAGGTGCCTGTGGCGGAGGCATTCTCTGTTGTGGATTAGCTCCTGGTAAAGGAATATTAGCACCAAACAGATTAGCAGGACCAAATCTATTCTGCATTATCCTATTTGAAATAGGCATACCAGCATTAGGATCTGGTCCAGTAGGCATAGGTGCAGGTGGACCCGGAATAGGTTCAACAGTTGCATCCTGAGCCATGTTAGCAAATGGATTACTAGCTGGTCTTGGGATATTTGTTCTCTGATAAGGCTGCCCAAACGTATTACCTAACTTTGGGAATCCTTGATTAGCGTATGGAAATCCTGATGATAATGTCGCACCCTCTTCAACATTAGTTTCTTCAATTGAAGCATAAGGATTTACTGGTTCCTGTGGTGGAGCAACAGAAGCAGGCTTAGGAGCTTCTGGAGTAACAGTAGTTGTAGTAGTAGGAGCAGCAGTTGATTGAGCAGGACCAGCCGCAGCAGTAGCAGCTATTGGAGAAGCCTGTGTCCCAGCATTTTTTAATCTAGCTGGAGGGTTCAAACTTAACATATGTCTAGCTTCTTCTTCACTGTTTGCTTCAAACTCAACTCCATCAGGATCAATCATATCAATCTTACCATTAGCGTTCTTTGGTAAGGCAGTAACATTAGCCGCGGCAGCAGGAGCACCAGCAGCTTTATTATAATTAGGAACACTTCCGGGAGGAGCTTTTTTAAATCCTTGTCCCTCCCAGTAAGGCCAACTTTCAGCAGAGATATGTTTAATTTCCTGTGTCTTTGGATCAATAACTGGAATTGGCGGACCGGCACTTACCGGCCTACCAGCCATTACTGCCGCTCTAAGTTTTTCAATGCCTAATACATCTTCAGGCTCGGGGTCTCCCCAAGTAACCTCCTCAATAGTCTTAATTTGAGGTTCTTTTGCATCATCATACTTAATATATTTAGCGAGAGTTGGGTCATTATCTACTGCAGTAAGGAAGTTCATCCTTCTCTGTCTATATACTTCACTAACACCAGGTGTATTAGCTTCTTTTAAGAGTCTTGCCTTTAGTGTTGTAGCACCTCTCATTTCTTGAATGGTTACTTGTCTATTAGTAATTGCTGCGGCAGCTTTATCTCTTCCGGGCTGTTTGGCAGCTTCAAGAGCCTTTTCTTCTTCTCCCTTTGCTAAAGCGTCATACATTATCTCTTCAGCTCTAGACAACTTTGGCTTATCACGAGCTACCCACGGATCATTAGTTCCTCTTTTTCTTGTGTACTCTACACCAGTATGGGGATCAATCTTCTTTTCAAGCTTTAATTCATCTAATGCTATTTGTCTACGTTCTCTCTCTTGCTCATCACCAATAATATCTCTCTCGTCAGACTTTGTTTCTCTAGCTGATCTTTCTCTGTCAAGCTTTAACCTTTGCTGGTCATAGAAATCCCCACGTTCAAACTCTAATGCTCTAATCTTACCAGCAATATCCTTATCTTCCATCGTGGCAAGATTCTCAAGACCTGTTAACTTCTCCTTATACCTTGCACTAGCTCTAGCTTGTGGGGCATTGTAAGCTTCCATTGCAGCTCTAGTACTAGCAGCCGGATCTTTAGTAGCCCAAGTACCACCAACTGCACCAATGATAGCTAATGCTTTACTTAGCTTATCACGTTGGATTTCTGGATAGCCTTCTTGAACAGCCTGTTGATAAGCTAGCCGGTTGGGTGTCCTACCAGCAATATCCTGATACCGTTTCTGATACTCAAATGCAGGATCTGGTTCTGGTGGAGGAGTTGGTGCTTTAGTTCCTTCCAGTAACTTCCTATAGAAATCCTCATCAGGCTGTGTTTGAGTCTGTGGAGTCGGCTCATAGTTAAGTGGAGAATAACTCTGAGGGGTATACTGTAATGGACGGTAATTGGTCGTTGGTCTTCTGTAAGCCATTGTATTTTCCTACTTACCAAGGATAAGGAACCCAATTACCAGCATCATCACGATAGCCACCGGGACCAGTTGGAGCACCACCACCGCCTCCAAACCCATATCCAGGTTTAGGAGAATAACCCGGTTGGAATCCATAACCGGGAGTGCTAGGCTGTCCGGGTCCAGTTGGTCTAGCAGTACCATCATCTTTACCGCCACCCGGCTTAACTATACCTTTCATAGCATTCCAAGCATTAGCACCTGAACCAACTAATCCACCAATTAATCCAGCATTTTCACCTAATGTTGAACCACGAGTCTGATTAGCTAACCCAAGCAAGTTATACTGTTGCCCATATTTACCTTCAAGACCCTGCAATCCTAACTGAGAGAAGTCTCTAGATGCAGTAAGGTTAGTATTGTAGAGACTCTCTAAACCACCAATGCCATACTGTTTCTGTTCATTACCATACTCAGTAACCCACTGTTCATACATTGCTTTATCTCTAGCAGAAGCATATCCACTAGCGGCAGAACTAGCAGCATTAGCCATTGAGGCTTGCAAATCCATTTGAGCCTGAGAAATAGCATGTTGGTCTAAACCACCAGCTTTGTTCAATCCAAAGTAATCTAATCCACCGGCTTGCTGTAATCCCCACTGACCTAAATTAGTTTGAGATCCTGCTAATCCTTCAGCGCCTCTAGCTTGATTAGCAGTAATTCCTTGCTGAGTAGAAAGTCCTAACTCTCCACCGCTTCTAGCACCAGCTAATTGATTAGCCGTTCTCAATCCAGCCAAGTCCATTGCTTGACCAGAGAGAAATTGTCCGGCTCTTTCTTTGCCACCACGAACAGATTCTTGTAGTGCCATCTCCTGAGTCAATCTATCTTGACCCTGTTGTTGGGCACCTTGTCTTGCAAGTTTAAAATCTACTGCACCAGCATTAGCAAGATTACCAGTGGCACCTCTTTGTCTAGCAAGGTTATCTTTTAATGCACCAAAGTAAGCAGGAGAGGATGCGGCAGACTTAGCTCTTACTAAAGCCTTATCTTGTTCAGAGTAACCACCAGTCTGCTCTTGGTCGAGCATCTGCTTACGAAGAATATTAGCCTTATCCTCTTCTGTAATACCTCCGGTTTGTCCGATTCCGGTCAGTGTATCAACGTTACCATATATCTTATCTAATTGAGCTTGGTCGAATCCTCCACCTTTACCAGTTAATCCTCGGTAAACGGTATCTGATTCTCCATATTCCGGCCGGTAAGCATTACCATATGCAGAAGATAGATTTGCATATGCTGATGGTCCTAATCTTGGAGCAGAAGCACCTCCACCTCCACCACCACCCGGCCCACCAACATTACCCCAAGCATTTCTCATTCTTTCAATATCTTCTGGTTTTAAACCTCCGCCCTGAGCATAATCTAAATATCCTTCATAGGCAGGCTTATAGTCTTCTGTGGCCCTATCCCATGTAGTGTCGCCACGTCCACCAATCTTAGCATTTAGAGCATCATATTCAGTACCAGCTCTACCGAACTGGTTTTGTACTTCTTGATGAAGATTCTTCTTATCGTCTTTAGCCATTGTCTAGGTCCAAATACAAAGGTGTCCCAGTACAAACACCATAGTTAAATCTCTCTACTAGAAGCTTAACAAAAGATTCATCCTTAACGTAGGAATGAACCATGTCAATTCCACGCGCTCTAGTAAGTTCAGTTGACTTATCGGATAGCAACTTGAGAGCTTTAACTTTGGTGACTTTGAGGGAATCTTTCTTTGGTACAAATACTATCTCTACATATTTCTTAGTATATCCCCAGGCTATTACCTTTCCATTATGTTCAACTACAAGAACGTCTAACATATTCTTGAAGTCAGGAAACGGAAAGGAATGACCTTTGTGTATCTCTATAAGAGCAGGCCAATCACCTTGTTTAGCTGGACGAACTACCATTTCTCAACCAATGTAAAGTCTTAAGAGCTAGCCGAGCCGGTTTACCAATTGACCAAGGAACCTTAGAAACATATTCATAGAGTAAATCTTCTTCATTTCCATCAAGACTAAGCATTAGCTTTGGATCATCACCAAAATCTAATTCCCTATCTGATTCATCTAAACCTGGAAGTTTCTTACCACATTCACATGGCCTAGAAATAGATTCAAATTTATCTAGAAGAGATAGTTCTCTGTTAAGAATGATTAATCCCTTTTGAGTGTTCGTATTACCAGTTACAATCAAACCATGAAAGAGAACTTCAAATCTTTGTTTACTTTCATCATCATTTGCAAATTCAATTGTTCTCATCGGCCACCTCTAGTTCTTCATGCAGAACACAACTGTGTAATAAAAAGGAACATGACTTGCTGCATTTGTTCCTCCAGTAACTCTATGTCCATGATCTCCACCCATACCAGTTACACTATTAATGTCAGTAGTTACGTTAACGTTAGCACTACCACTAATTGAAAAATCATGAAAGTGATTTCCTTTAGTTGCTTCAAAGCTATTACCAGAATCAGCAGTAGAAGTGCCTTCAGATGGCCCAGAAGTTCTTCCACCACCATTAATTGGACCAGAACCAGAACCACCAAATGAACCACTAAAAGTATGATTGTGGTTTCCAGAACCATTTGAATTTACATCAAATTGATGACTATGAGTATCTGAACCGCCAGTAGCACCGGCACCAGAAGAACCTAATGGAAATCTATTATCTAATTGAGAAAATCTAGTCCAGCCAACAGGGCAACCACCATTAAATATTGCAATCATTCCAGATGGAATTGGACTAGCTTCTCCTCCACCACCAGTAGCAATAGCAGCCCAAACTCCATCACCTCTTAAATAAGTAGCAGCAGAAGGAGAACCGGAACCCAAGAAGGCAGGATTAACTAACCCACGATCTATAGCAGAAGCATTAAGAGCATATAATGCAGAAGCATTTCCACCTAATAAACCGTCCCAAGTAACAGTAAAAATACTAACAGCAGATGTATAATCATCATTCAAACGCTGATAATGAAGATCTCCACTAATAGTAATAAATCTACTCCATTTTCTATTACCACCGGCATTACCTGAATATAAATTAAAAACAGCAAAATCAGAACTAGCAAATACCGTACAGCCCCAAGCATAAGATGAACCAGAAAATATAGAATCTCCATTAAAAGTATTTCTAGCTCCCCATGTATTTTGTTCAGCTAATTTACCAACACCAGTCAATCTAGCTGAAGGAACTATTCCTTGAGTTAAAGCACCAGCGTCAAGTTGAGTAATATTAACTCCAGATGTAAATTGAGTTGATCCGGCATAAGACATTAATACAGTGCCTTGTGCGCCTAATGCTAACGATGATCCAGTTCCTCCTCTAGCTAATGGAAGAACACCAGTAGTAACAGAACTAATATCAAATGAAATGCCAGTAATAGAACCACCAGTAATACTTACTGCATTAGAATTCTGAGTAGCCATGCTTCCTAAACCAAGATTAGCTCTTGCTCCAGTAGCATTATTAGAACCAGTTCCACCGCCAGTTACTCCAATAGTTCTAGGAAGCCATGTTGAAATATTAGAATCCCACTCATCAAATACATAACCAGATCTATTAAATCTTATTGTTCCAATCGGTATATTAATAGAATCTTGATAGTACATACGAGCACTATCATAAAATTTATCATTCATCTCAGCTACGAAATTAATGTAGCCGGACTGAGGAGTTGGTAGATTCCAGTTTGCCATTATTTTCTCACGCAATAGCGATAGGAATTATTACCCACGCATAGCCTGTCCCACTTGCCCAAGTACCATATATCTTAATAATACTTTCACCTGCAGTAATATATGCCATTGCCCATTGCCAACTACCAGCAGTATTTATATTACAAGATACGCCAGTTCTACCCATTCCTGAAGCTATAGTAAATGGAATAGTAATATATAATTCATTAACTCCACCAGACGCAAGATTAAAAGCATCTAATCCTAATTGAATAATTGCTGTTTTACCAATAAGTGTGTACTGTGCTGTTAAAGTTCCGCCAGTAGGTCCAAGTGGGCCGCTAAGAACAGGAGTAAATGCTGTCCAATAACCAATTGGTGCAGCTCTACCTAATTCAGATATTGTATTACCTGCTCTAAAGTCACCATTACGACCAAAAGAAATGCGGCCTTGAACAATACTTACTACATCATTCATTGCTTCAAAATGTAAAGGTCCATCACCATAAGTAATTGTACGCCAAGTTCTAGAGTCTGGTGGATTTGAAAGTCCTACTATATAAAATACAGAATTATTACCTCTAATAGTAGATCCTTGCGGTAAAGTCTGGGGTACTGAAAAAACATTATCAATATCTTTGAAAGCAACATTACTCGGTAACGTATAAGTTGGAGGTTTATTATTTAATTGGTTAAAATCAACAGGTAATTTTAGCCACGGTCCAGCACCAGTCTGACCACCAGAGGTATCATATTCCCAGAAGTCTAATGATTCATTATAACGAATAAACATCAAATGACTCCCCTAGCTTTCCAGTCAATCGTAGAATTTATTCTATGACCAGATGAATCAAATACTAAAATCCTAAAGTTATCTTTATTCACAGCATCACAAACAGCATAGAGAGGCTGTAAGGATGTAGCTGCCGTTGCGGTTACTGAACTAATTCCTGTAAATACTTTATTATATTCTACTAACGTTCCTCCTACATCAGCAGCCGAACAATCAACTGATCCTGAGTCTATAGTAAGAGTAACGTTAAGAACAACCTTGAGATTAGATATGAAAGCGGCTGATAGATCGTCAACATTAGTAAAAATCCATTTAACATTAATGTATCGAAACGACGGAGCAAGAACGCTATTACCAATAATTACAGCAGACCAATTAGTTCCATCTTCAGAGTACTGTATATGAGTAATTACATTAGTAGAGCCATAAAGTTGTTGTTTATTGTAGTCTACAACAACTGTTAACTCTTCATAAACTTGTCCAAAGTCGAATGTCTCTTGATAAAATCCTTCACCTGCATAAGAAGGCTGCCAATAGATTGGATAACCTTTGTCAACTTGATCTTGTGGAGAAATAAAACTCCAACTTTGATAATGCTGTTCCCAAGTTAAAACCCAAACCGGACCAAGAACTCCTACTAATCCATCAATAATAACTCGTTCGGTATGGTCATAAATTCCAGTATAATCTGCTTGTAATTCATCAACAAACTCAAACTCAGATGGATCGTGTAAGTCTACAACTTGAGTGGCCGACCTAGTAGAAACATTACCAACAATGTCAACTGCTTCCACAGAGTAGCCATACGAACCACCTACTTGCTCCTGAATCAGTTTGAAAGTACCAGAGATTGCACCAATCGGAACATTATCTTTGTAAACAATGAAGTGGTCAATTCTCCAAGATGAAGCTGGAACTGTCCATCTCAAAAGTACTGTCGAAACAACTACTTCTACAGCTAACTCAGGCGGAGGTATTGTTGGGATAATTAATGTTGCTGCTGATGAATCTCCCAGCTCACTCTCCAGATTCATTGCCCTAATTAAAAATTGATAAGTACCATATACTAAGTTTAAATAAACAGGATCGACATTTGCCATGTCGGTCGCAGTAAGTAGAATATGTCTAGCAGTATCCCAATCGTCACCCATCTTAATATGGTAACGAAAGGCTCCATCTAAATCATCCCAATCAAGCCTAAGATTATCTGGATAAGCAACTCCTGTAAAGTTTTGAACTGGTCCTAATGGTTTAACAATTCCGCCTTGGTCAACTCCTGCTATAGTCTTAGGTGGAAATACTTTATTATTAATAGTATATAAATCATCAATCATTAACTGAAGAGCACGGAACAGAGTAGGATTGGTTTTGTCGTCAATCCTTATCAGATTGCGAACCGCGTTCTCGTTAGCCATTACTCAACGATTCTAGGCGTTTCTGCCCAGAGAGATTTGGCATCCACTGACATTTCAAACAGAGTGAATCTTTCTCCTGCGTTAAGATTACTCATTAACTTAACAGACATCTTAGTATCAACAAAGTTAATGGGTTTCTGGTAGTAACGATTAGGTTCCGGTTTCAATTCCCATCTTGGCGGAGTCATAATTTTCTGATTATTCACACCGTAGAGATAGATATTGAAGTATCCAACTCCCTCTACTCTTGCTTCTAGGAATCCGAAGTGGTTAACAAAGTATCCTTTAGTCTTCAGTAAATGAGTCTGAATGTAAGAAGTAATCCTAATACCATGATCTAATACTACTGACTTATCCTGTTCATAAATATGTCCTGAAAATCCTGATTGTTTAAATACAGTTTCTGCATCTAAATTAGTATCTACTACAATGGAAGTAACAGACCAAGGAAATGCCCAAAGATTCCATCGCACTAATGTTCCTACTAACTGACCATAACGATTGAAAGCATTGTTATAATCACCTACTAGAATATGAGAACACTCAGTAGCAATATCTAATGGGACCGAGGCATAGAGTAATTTCGCTTCCGGGTCGTCAACAAGCTGGACTTTACTAAACTCTTTCTTATTGATTCTGGCCCAGACTCCTGCGATATTATCTGAAAAAGGAGGGTCCGCAAATCCCCCACCCTCATAACAATATATTCCTGATTTGTCCCCTTGGAAGAATCGTTTGACACTGGTCCCCCGCGAATCTAGAATCTTTGAAACAGAGAAGCACTCAGCACCTATTGCTTTGTCGAGAGGGTCACAACGCCAAGTATCAGGATCATTACCATTATCGACAGTAATATACGTTCTGTCTTGCGTTTGAATGAGTAGTGAGGTTTCATGGTCAACCACATTCTTAATAGAACTAACTGCATCAGAAGGATCAAGAAATAGTAAACCACCAGTTTGGTCAAAGTTCTCAACAAAGATGGCCGCTGAGAAAAAGACATAGTGTTCAAAAGCCGGAACACCCCAAAGGGCCATCCTATTGTTATAGATAGTTAGACCTAATCCGCATGGAATCGTGTTTCTTGAGTCAAATAAGTAATCCGCTGAGTCAATAAGGTCGTCGTCGAAGAAGTTAATATCATGTAAAAATGTAGTGGAATTATCAAAGATTCTTCCGTTTGGACAAAAGAAGAACTCGTAGCCAAGTTGATTCCCTGTGTAAAGTCCAGGTGGGATGGACTTAGTAATAAGCAAACGTCTTGCAATAGTTCCGGCTGGTCCAACGCTAATCCCATCTACATTAAGCTTAAAGCCACCAGGAGAATCCCACACAGCAAAAGTTTCAGGTCCGGGTGCTGTAATGAATCCAGTTGATGTTTCATAGCAAACTGCTATTAAATATGTTCCTAAGCCTAAGTCACCAACGTTAACAGAAGTAGAAGGAGTAAGAGCAAAACCAGTTGGAGGAGTTCCACCAGCGGCTCGTAATGTTCCCGGTCCCTCGCCCTCATAGACTTGTACGTTTGTACCAGGAATACCAGATACCCTATCATGAAAAGTAATGTAAGCGCGATTAAGGTAGTTAAGCGCACTGAAGTCTTTGAAGTTTACATTGGTAATTAGTGGAGAACCATAGAGAGAATCCCACAAACTACCATTGGTATCAAGTATTAAATACCTACTCGTTTCATTGAGTCTCTTGTAAACAAAGAATCTCCTGATGTTAGGCAAGTCAAATATCTTTGTAAATCCATCCCGCGTCCGAACCTCTATCTGTTCAAACGAAGTATTAAGAGAATCGATGAAATAGCCGGGTGGAACTGCGTCATCTATACCATTGAAGTACAGACCCTTCCATTGGTTAATCGGGATTTGTTCGTGATCCCGAAGATTTAGTTTCTTAGAAGGAGGCATACGCAGTTCCACCAACTACTGTTAGAACTTTTTGAAGATGAAGTAAGCGTTGATTGTATCTCCTGAAAGTGGAGCAGGAACAGCACCAGCAGCTACCTCTGCACCACCAACAATGGCAGTAAACTTCATCTTCTGTGTAGCTGGTAGATATGTTCCAAAATAAGCATTACCAACAGCATTCATCCAGATTGGCTGTTGCTGGACAACTGGTAATGGCATACCTAAACCGGCTCCATCAACTGTTCCACTAAGAACGTTGAAAGCATTACCACCAGTTACATAGGTATCGGCAGCCGGAGCTACTGTCAAACGGCCAACGGCATGAATCCTTTTGCCATCATCCCAAACGTCATTAGTCGTGAAAGTTACCTTTGCTTCTGCCATTGTCCTACCTCGTAAAAGTGATGTATCGGTTGAGTCGGAAAGGTTTACGGCGAGTTGCCTTAGAGTGAGTCTGCTTTACTTCTTTCTTCAGTAACTTTGATAACTTTACTGACGCTACACTTTCCAAGTCAATCGCCTTGGCTCGGTTCTGTCCAACGTGCTCAGAAACTAAAGCGGCTGTGTGGTAAGCCAGATAGTTTAAAGCATGAGTTAATTCGATGTTACTATTCTCACCAGATACCTGAGTGATGAGACGGTAGTAACGGATTCGGAGTACTTTATTCTGATTAGAACCAAGAACATTGATAGCCTGTTCTCGCCATGACCAGACACTTAACTCTCTGCCGGGTAAAATGTTAGGAAGGAATGGCCTCTGCTCCATGTACCTATAATATGAATCATCCTGACCAGAATCTTTTTCATAGATTTCAATAGGAACAATAATATCGTTAGGCAAAGCCGGTTGGGTTCCTCCAGCGGAAAGAGGAATAGCTTGAGATATTTCTTTGGAAACGGTTGAGCCGTTGTCTACTAGTTCATCAGAAAGATCATCGTTAGCAATCTTAAGATATGGAATGAGAACTACGTTTGTGTAGAGATCTCCTACCACATCATTAAGAATTGCTCTCGAACGATCCATTACTTCTGATGCTAAGAGAGCCATGTTATACCTTTGCTAAAGGTTTTGGCTGTTCGACAATAATGCCAAACTCCAAAGCCTTCTTCTTGTCAAGCACAGCCTTGCAGCTAATACAAATAACTGCTCTGGCATCAATCTTAGAGAAGCAAGCCGGGCAATCAATCAGCCCAGAATTGGGATTGTACTCTGGCAACCAAGCCGGTTTGTAACCTAAATACTGAGCCGCGTAACGTTGGTGGCCGGAGATCAATCCAATCTTTTTATATTGGCTCCAATCATCATCTGCTAAACGGCAGAGATTCTTGAACCATTGAATCTGTCTTTCAAAGAGAGCTTTAAGTTCTTCAGAATGATCCTTAAGAACTTGCTCTCTAGTTAGCTTGTGGTCAAACCACATCATTCCAGGGCCAGCTTCATCGCTAGCCTCAATAACAGTATTAATAAAGTCGTCAACAATAGACTTAGCAATATGGTGACTAGCAACAGGGACAACAATGTTATGATCCGTTGCCGGAAGCCTCTGTATGTAAGACGATTCTTCAATGAGTACCAAAACGAAATCGTCTTTTGGGGCGGCGGGGATTTTAAAATATCCTCTTGCAATGGGTTTGATTTCAATGGTTTCAAATGGGCAAATACTTAATACAGTGGAAGTAGGCACTTTGTTATCCTTTTGGTATTAACGTTGAGTTAGTAAACGTTGGAAGTTCTTTAGTCGGGTCCGGCTTATCAAGAACTCCGTAGACTACTTCACTTTCTTTTTCAAGACGCTTTTCTTCTTCTTGAAGATCTTCGCTCTCTGTTCGGATTCTCTTTTCAGCTTTTTCGATATGGTTGATTGCAAACTCAATAGCTCTCCAGTTGAGAGGTAACGGATTGTCCTCTTTGTCAAGGAAAGTAAGTATCGGCTCGTATGTCCACTTATCATATAATGTATCCTGCCGGTTGAGATTGGCTTCTACTCTTTCAAGGAGCCAGCATGGTTTAAGATACCAATACTTTTGAATCTCAACTAATCCTTCTTTAACTCCCAGCCAGATTCCTGATTCCTTAGAGAGTAAATCGTAGGAACCGTATCGTTTCTCCGTCTGCTCTTCTGAACGGACTACACGATACTTCTGCTGTTGAGTAAGCTGGTCCCTTCCATACAATTGAAAGAGACGTTCGTTAATGAATTCTGAATCAGTCATTACTCAAACCATTTACCTTTGTGCCCAGCCGGTTTACGAAATCCAAACCAAGGCTTGAGTAAAGGGCAATGAATAATAAATGCTATTACTGCTATTAGTACAATCCAAGTCATTTAAAAGAAGTGGGGAACAAGGATGGCCACCCGTCCCCCACTCTCCCTTACAAGCAACCGTGACTAGTAGCCAGTGGGAACTAGCAAGTTGTCAATGTAAGCCTGTGCCGGTGGACAATCGCAGAAGAGATTCCACGATGCTACAATGTAAAAGATCTGGCTTGTAGCAACTCCACCGCTAGCTCCGCGCATCTCGAAAATCTTTCGACCTTCGACCGTGTAGTAATCAATCGGATGCAATTCCGCTCGACCCCAATGATCGTTGGTTAAGAAATCAATTCGAGTTTTGTTCCACACAAAGTTGGGCTTGATAGGAGCACCAGCCAACCTCATGTTTTCAGAGAAGAACAAGTTAAGCCCCTGTTCAGAAGCTTCCTTGTTGATGATGGAAACAAGCTGGCCTAATGCTTCATAAGCCTGCACCTGACAAGGATGCATCCATGCAGTAAGAGGAGTCTTGTTATCCATTCCCAAACGGTCGCCAATCGCATTAATTGCACGACGGGCAAACGCAGGAGCTAAAGCAGCAGCGGCAGCATTAACTCGATTGGCCTGAACTTCTGGCGTTGTTGCACGAGGAAGTCCTAACCAATTACCAACAGTGGAGTTCTGAACGTGATAAGGAACACCAAAGAGACCAACCGGATTGGCACCGGCTAATCCTTCTGGTAATACCACGTCAGTCGGAGCAATAGCAGCAATCGTTGCATCCAGCTGAATACGCTTGTTAACCAAGTCATATCCAATGATCTTTGCTGGAGTAGCTGAACGAGCAGCAGCTAAAGCCGAATCGTAAACCAGAATCCTCTGGCCTTTACGAAGCAACTTGACACCGTAACCATCAGTCGTCATGGTTAAGGTATCATTGGTTAGCGTCGTGGTTGACAGAGAAGTAATGGTTCCAAGAACTCCGTTACCAGCAGTCATACACTGAGATTCAGTCTGACGACGGAACTCAGGCATAGCCTTTGCCATCAACTCTTTGAACAAGTTAATGACAGACTTCCGTGAGTCATCCGTTCCCCACTGAGCCTTTGTGTTCCACTGAATTGCGTGCTTGAAGTTTACGGTATTGATTACGGCCTTGTCGTAAGTCTGGCCGTC